TTGGTGACATCACCAACATGTTATTTTTTATAATAAATAATTGACGTGATAAGGTATGTCGTCACCACCAAGGGGCCACCCTCGTATGCAAAATTGATATGAAATATGGACATTTTATAACGATTGGCTCATATTTATAAGCATGATCTTATTGTCCGAAATAGTAAAAAAGTTACTGGTAGAAAAAATGACTTATACACAGTTGTTCAATTCTTCCACGCCATCTAGAAAAGATCGAGCCAAAAGCATGCAGTTTGTGAATCGTTTACCAGTACGTTCTCAAAAAACTGAAGGTTACTGGGATTTTAGATACAAAAGTGGAGCAAACAACACAACTGGCGATTCTTATCGTGGCAGAATAACTTTTCCAAGACCAAGAAAAGGTCAAAAAGCAGAAAAGATGGTTTGTGAAGTTGACTGTGGATGTCCAGATTATAGATATCGTTGGGCATATGCAAATAACAAGCAAGACGCGGGACCAATGGGATCTCAAAGCATCAACCAATGTAACGGTGCTAGACCAAAAGTTACAAACCCAAGATTGAGACCAGGATTGTGTAAACACTTACTTTCACTTAAAGATCAACTAAGACAAAAACTAAGTGAGTCTCAATCAGATACCATGGAAGGTAAGATGGATGAAGTTGTTCAACGTTATCCTGAATTTGAAATAACGGTTCATGATTAAATTAAAAGATCTATTGAACGAGATTCAGTCAAAACCATTGACTGTGTATCATGGAACAAGCTCAGAATTTAAAAAGTTTGACTTGAAAAAAACCACTCAAGGTATTATATGGTTTACATCCGATAAAAACAAAATATTGTCAAATGAAGCAGGTGCACAAGGAAAAGGTTATATAATTACCGCTGAAGTCAGCATCAATAATCCTGCTGGTTGGGATGAATACGACAAGCTTGGTCTCGGTCAGATTAAAGGTAATGGATTTGATGGAGTGATTCTTAAAGACTCTGACGGTCAATTCGACTGTTTTGTATTTTCTCCTAGACAAATAAAAATAATAAAATCTGAAAAAATAAATACAAGTAAGGTATCTGAGGTATATACAGTAACTAAGTTGCCGCAATCCGATACTCGGATATCTTCAAATTTTAGAGACGTTGCAGGGGAGGAAGAAGCAAATACTATTCAATATAATTATGAAAAATACGCGGTTCGTGCAGGTATAAATCCTACCGATTTAATTTCACATTTACAAAGCGGACATGGGACTATTTATAATCCATATAACTCCAAAGATTATCTCGTTGGTCAATTCATCGGTGATACATTTGCCGTTTCGCATTTTGCACCCGAGACTGGTAAAACTGGTATAGATATGCTATTGGATTTGCTACACTCATCCACACCGGCTATTTTTGCAGTTCCGGAAAAAATATCCAATCAATTAGAAAAAATTGGATATAAAAAAGTGGGATCAAATGTTCCAATGAGATTTAAGGGTGATATAAAAGACAAAAATATTTTGATTAACAACGCCGTCAACCGCGAGGATTTGACAACTTTATTAGAACACTGGATGGAAGAGGCAGCATCCGATAGTTTATTATCATCCGACCCAAGAGTGAAGTTGTTCTTTGATAAACTAAAAAGTAAAAACGCTATATCAAACGACCAGCGTGACCAATTAAAATTGTCTGAACAAGAAGATTATAAAGGTCAACACCGTGCGCCAGATAAAGATGGCGGAGCACCATTGCACGATTTAACAAAAATTTATCCAGACGATGTTTATTCATCGAAGGCCGAACAATATTATGGGGATCGATCAACTGAATACAGTGATGCTGAGACCGTATCTATAATACAAAGTGCAAGAGGAAACCCCAACAAGCAAGTTAGAATATACAGGGCAGTACCAAACTTAAACAAAGACACGGATAATAAAATTAAAGATATATCAACCGTTGCCGGGTACATCATGAAATTTGGATTTTTACCAGTAGGCAGTAAATATTCCGATTTATATCCCGAGTTAAAATATAACAAAGACGCTTTGCTTGAAAAATTGTTTGCTGAGATGGACGCGCTCAAATCGAAGAAATTGAAAGGTTTAAAAATCAATCCCGGTGATTGGGTGACAATAAATAAAAGATACGCTATTAGTCACGGCAGAAATACTCTTATGGGAGATTATAAAATCTTAACAAAGACTGTTTCGGCTATGCATTTATTTACTACAGGCGATAGTCTTCATGAGTTTGGATATGATCCAAGTTAAATTGGTGGAATCGGTGAGAATCGAACTCACATCACAGATATTGCAAGTATCCGTCGCTATCCTTAGTACATGCGACCCCATAAAATATCGAAGAAGGGTGGACTTGAACCACCGACCTCACAGACGTTGAAACACCGGCGCTCTTTCTCTGAGCTACTTCTTCAAATTGGTGGTGCGGGTGGGAGTCGAACCCACAACCTTCGCCTTATCAAGACGTTGAACTACCATTGTTCTACCACACCATATTATAAATCAAATTCTGTAAAATCGTTTATTATAATCACTGCATTATATTTATAATTACTAATGCACATCAAATTATCATCTTTATTGCCATATTTATTGCTGGAAAGTCGAGTTTCTGACTTTCAAGAGAAATACGTAAACCTCCCATTATGGATGCAGAACTTACTTATAGATGGCGACTTTACCGCCAACAAGAAGTATCTCGACTGGCTTGGAAAGATCGTCACCGTATCCGACAAAATTGAAAACAAAGTGTTCGCTAATGATTTGTTACAGAGAATTAAGGTGCACTTCAACAAGCTATCAAGCATTGACATCAACAAGTACAAAACTTATGAAGAGTTTGTCCGAGCCACCGACGAAGCCGCGAAGAAACTTAGCAACAGAGAAAAATTAGCCGCAGACACCGAACTGATTTACGAAGATGACAGATTTTTAATTGTCGGTCCGCGCTCACAAGATGCAGTTGGAAATTTTGCAGCCGGAAAAACCAACTGGTGTATTTCAAGCAGCGAAGATTATTGGCAGGATTACTACTCTGAAAACACCGTAATTCTTATACATGACCGAGAATCTGAAAAACCAATGGCTCGATTGGCGTTGCTCTCTCCGTCCGGGGCGAACAGTCGTGATTGGACATTGTATAATTCTCAGGACCATACCATGTCTAGACCGGGGGAATATTTATCAGAAATATTGCCGGAAGAAGCAATGGAAAAATTAACGGAATACCTTGATGACGATGAAAGCAATATTTCAGACAGACAGCAAGAAGTGGAAGAAAAGAAAAACGAAGAGTGGGTAAAAGATCATGGCGACGAGTTTGTTCCTAAACTGTCTACGCTAATAGCAGAACATTATAACATCCTAGACGACGGTCGTATAGAGGACGACCTAGAAGAATATCTAGGAACCGAAGATTACGATGCGCTGGGAAAAAACTTAGCGTGGTGGTGCATCTTTCATCATGGAAGAGACAATGGTGTATTCCTCTCTAAAGATTTGACCAAGTTCTTGAAAAGTTACGACGGAGATTATCTCGACCAAATCACCAACGCTATAACACACGTTGTGAATATTAAAACTTACGGCAAACCAATGTCAAATATTGTTCGCGGTGTATTGGACGATTCTAGTTACGAAAACTTGGTGAGATTATCCGATTTCAATCTAGAAAGTGTGTTAGGGAATGCGATGAAAAAATATCAAGCATATCGAAATTCTTCAAATCAAACATACATGTTCGCCGACCCACAGACCCAAGAAAAATTTATTCCAAAAGATATTAACGATATAGTTGAAATGTTAACTTTTGGTGGCGCGGAGGAAGTTGCTAATTATATCAGATTGCGCAGTAAGCAAAAAATCCGCGAGCACAGAATCAAGTTGAAAAACTTAATTCGTAAATGGAAAACATAAAATGGTGGCGATAGTCGGGAGTCGAACCGACCTTTGAATATTGAGAATATCCTGTCCTTTCCAAACATAGACGATATCGCCATTTAAATATTTTTGAAGAGTGTGCTATTACGCCAAAAGAGCTAACACCGTTTCGCGGCCAAATATATAACAACTATATTTGCGCTTACATTTTCGGCACCGAGCTAAGGTCAATTCCGTAGTTCTTATCGGTTCGCGTCTGAATTGCCTCCACGCGAACCATTATAGTTGGTAATGGGAAATGCAGAATTCGAGAATTCATCGCTGCACTTTTACTAGCTTGGAGTACGGACTCTACTCATTATAGGATTGCTGCCTCTAGACCAACCTCCTCAACAAAAATTTTTGTCATTTCAGGTCGCTCAGACTTATTTTTCACTGCATGGAATCGAACCATATCGCAAGATTTGCTGTCCCTGTGCTACCATTACACCACTGCTATTTCATATTTCTGCCCTCAATGATGACAAATTGGTAGCCCCACCGGGTCACGATCCCGGCTCTCCTGCTTGAAAGGCAGGCGAACTCAACCATTATTCTATAGGGCCAAAAATGAACAGCACCCGATTATTCCGCGCACGGTTGCCTGTTGAAAAACATCAATATGATTACACCGACTCCTGTTTTACAAACAACTAGACTTCTGTCCAAATATTAGAAAGTGTTTGGTCAAGAGTGCTTATTACGCTACATGAACCCACTGCGATATTCCAATGGCTGTACCCTTAACTCTCTGTAAATTAAAAAATTTGGATAGGTAAGATTTGAACTTACAATCAAGAATGTTAATTCTCTTTGACTAGCTTTGCGTTAATTGTCTAGACGTTCCGCAACATATCCAAAAATTTTTGAATAGATGTAGTTTTGCTTTATATATCTACACTATAGCGAGTTTCCTGTTTGCGCATAAATTCCAACATGTTATTATTTTCCCATTTAACATATTGTTATGAACTTAGAGGCTTTTCGTTGCTTATTTTTCCGCTGATGGTTTAACCCCATGCTCGTACCGAAAAGGGAAAAACTTTTCTACACTCCGAGCTGCTATTCAAAATTAATTTGAGTCGGATAGGAATTGATACCTATTGATGACATTGAATCTGACCCGATCTATTAGGTAGTCATCGCTTCGTTTCAGAGGCACAGCTTTATGTACACTATACTGTGCGTAATAGAACTTCTCAAGGCTGCATGTCCTTCCACGCTGCCGCTCAAAAATTGGTGGAGGCGATAGGACTCTAACCTATAGTTATAACTCGTTCGAAGCGAGGTCGGCTCTACTTTGCCAGCGTCTCCATAAAATGGTGCGCTCGTAGGGATTCGAACCCTAATTCTCAGATTCGTAATCTGATGTCCTATCCAGTTGGACGACGTGCGCATATAAAATCGGCATATATGTTTCCATATTGCGACTCAAAGTGGCGGTGTTACGGGGAACTCGAACCCCGTCTTGCTGATTGACAATCAGCCAGTGCGACCTTTACACTATAACACCATAAAATTTAAATATGTCGCGCCGTTGTAGTCGAAACAACTTAGTCTAGAACCCAGCCACAAGGACTGCCAGTCACCTTGAATCAGACGCGACGAATGAATATGCGTCCATATTCAAATCGTAAAATTGGCGGAGTGCATCGGATTTGCACCGACTTTCTATAGATTGACAATCTATTGCTTGTGCTTCATAAGCTCCCACTCCAAAGTTTCACACAGCCATTATTGACATTGATATAAATCAAGAGGACTACTGTGTATGTTAAAAATTGGTCAGTGTGATAGGACTCGAACCTACATAATTTCCGTTCCAAGCGGAATCGCCAACCTCTTGCACCACACACTGATAAAAATAAATTGGGTGCTCTGATTTTTCCAATTGAAAGAGTCGTATGTCACTCTATATTCTTTTGGTCCGAAACACGAATACGAAATTGGTAGCAGAGATGGAAATCGAATCCATCATACCTTTCGGATGCGTTATGAGCGCACTCAGCGTCCCTTGGCTTGTCTCTGCTATATAAATTATATGTGTGAGGTATTGCCCCATTGCGACAAATTGGTGGGGACCAAAGATGTCGGCGACACGATAGTCGCCCCTCACACCCAAAAGGTTATCGAGCTTCTCGACTAAGTGTGAGTCAGTGAAACCTCACACATCACCTAAAAATTATTGTTGTTCTTCTGCTATCTCTTCGAGTCTTTTATATTTGTTAAAAATACTCGTGATTGCGGAACGAAATGCTTTTGTTACGTCTTCGCGCTTCATTCCGACTGATTCGGCTTCTACGAATGCACTGCGCAGCATTTCTTTTAACTTAGTTTCAAATTCTTGTTTCGAAGCCTCTACCGTTTTTCTTGCTCCGGCCCGCATCTTAGACTTATCTCCGATAGATGCTTTACTGTAATCCACGCGTTTATTGTGCATTTTTGCATTTCTATCATAATGTGCTGCTCCACTGTCTGGACCATCGCCCGTGAAGGTCTTCTTCAAACCTTTCAACATGTCTTGTCCCCAACCTTCTGGTAAACCTTGTTCTTGAATGACTTCGGTAACGCATTCGGCTATAATATCTTTAAGTTCGCTTTTTTTCATATGTAAATAATGGTGGTATTTCTATAAATATAACTCATATGTACAAAAAAGCTAACAAAATGGTGGAACCAGTGGGAGTTGAACCCACACGAATTAACGGTTTAAAAGACCGCTGCCCGTCCACTGTGGCTTTAGTTCCATATAAAATTTTTAATGAGAGTGTGAGTTCCACTCTGTTATGATACTTTTGTATCGACACATACCGCTTGTTTCCAAGGTCAACCTTTCGGCGTTTCGGTATACCGCTTGCATCCGTTCTCAGCTACATTAAATTGGCTCCCACCCGTGGTAACGATCCACGCTTATCGTGATTAACAGTCACGTGCTTAACACCATGCCAGCCCGATGAGAATAAAAATGCCTTTGGGAATTTAACCCATTCAAGATGAGGCTTCACCTTTATATTATCCTATATTTTTCGCTTCACGTGACATAGTAATTAATTCACGATATCTTCTACTCATACAGTAACAACTTTTTTGGAATTACTATCTCCGCAGTTGTTGTATAATAAAATGGCTGCGAAAGATGGACTTGAACCATCACTTCCCGATTAACAGTCGGGCTGTGCTACCTTAACACTATATCGCAATAAAAATGGCTGAGATACTTGGAATCGAACCAAGACTAAGAGTTTCAAAGACTCCGTTGCTACCACTACAACATATCTCAATAAAAGTGGTCGGAGTGACAGGACTCGAACCTGCATAATTTCGTTTCCAAAACGAATCGACAACCTTTGTCACCACACTCCGATAAATGTTTGAGGTGTTGTCACAATGGATTTTTGCGCCAAGAACAAGTCTTGGTGGATACTCTTTCGATTACACATCCATGCTATAGCTCACGTCCATCCCTCTCGGGCCGTTCGGCTTATACACCTATTGGTATAGGTTTCTCAAACTGGCTGAGATACTTGGAATCGAACCAAGACTAAGAGTTTCAAAGACTCCGTTGCTACCACTACAACATATCTCAATAAAATGGTGGGAGCTGTTGGAATTGAACCAACTTCTTCGCATCTTCAGTGCGACGTGAGGACCGCCTTCACCAAACTCCCATAAATTTTTTGATAATGTATATGGTTGGCTTACTCACTCTGCTCAATGCAAAGTGGTCGGACTTTGAACCCGTTACACGTCTTCCATGTGCCGTAAGATTTTAGAGACGAAAACACATACACTATCAAAATTAAAAGTCGCGCCAAGAAAAGTGGCTGTTGGTTATTAACCAACCGTTTCATTGAATTTATGCAACTCATTGTTTCGACCTAAAATGGTAGCCAAGGTGGGACTCGAACCCACAGAATTTAGTTTCTAAAACTAACACGTTTATCCAGTTACGTCACATGGCCATAAAATTATTGACAGAACTTCTACTAGCTTCACATGAGAACTCAACTTTTCTCACGCTTCGTTGCTGCTGGGTTGGTTCACGTTGGACTGCAAGTTGATTTACCAACTATACGACGCCCATTCCATCCTGTCAAAGTGGTGCGGGATGGGAGAATCGAACTCCCGTATCGACATTGGCAATGTCACATTCTACCACTAAACTAATCCCGCATATAAATTGGAGCCGCGTATTGGAATCGAACCAATCTCCATCCTTTTGCAGAGGAGTCATCACAACCAGCTATGTCACACGGCATAAATTGTTATAGGCGAATTCCACTAACGCAATAATTGGAATATCTTCGCTGAATTATAATTCAGAATATTGCGACCTACAAATTGGAGCCAAATGCGGGAATCGAACCCGCTTATCTAGTTTACAAGACTAGCACATTACCATTTATGTTTATTCGGCGTAAAGTTTTGCCTCATGTCAGCTTTTCGGTAAACTGGGAGTCGAACCCAGATATTCTCCTTTATGGGAGAAATAATGCCATTATATCATTCACCACTGACTTCAGCTGCGGTCACTTCGATTGAATTGCAATTCAAAGGAACACCGTCTTGCAAGAATCTAAATTTGGCGGAAAATATAGGATTCGAACCTATGGACCCTTTCGGATCGGGACTTTAGCAAAGTCCTGCATTAGACCACTCTGCCAACTTTCCGTATTATAAATTGGTCCGCCCAGTAGGAGTTGAACCCACAACCATGCCCCTATAAAGAGCGTGCTCTGCCAATTGAGCTATAAGCGGATAAAAATGGTGGCTTATGTCGGTATCGAACCAACCCAGCCCGAGGGCTTCGCATTTACAGTGCGAACCGCGTCCTTAGCGGTATAATAAGCCAAAAAATTTGCTGTACTGCGTATTTAGTGTTTGCTATATATCTTCGGAATGGTTGGAACACCAAACCTAGTACAAATTGGAGCGGGGTGGGGGATTCGAACCCCCACATCAAGTTTGGAAAACTCGTATGCTAACCGTTAAACATCAACCCCGCACTATTACTCAATCTTTTTTGTCCGCCTGAAGAATTTGAAAGGATTTTTTGCAAAACTCTTTCCCAACTTCGACAAACCTTCTAAAATTTCTGGACTGATTACTCCAACTACTCCGTATGTTACGGCTTTAGTCAGACTACTTAAATCTACATTTTCTAATAAAAACCATGTAATGACAGAACATATTGATGCGGCAAGTATTCTTTTAACTTGTTGCATCAGTGTAATCTTTACATCGTCGGTCAGCAATCTTGCTATCATACCCGCTGCTCCGATTATTGCTACAATCCATCCACCGGACAGAAATTCTCCAAGTAAATCTTTATGGTCGTTCATAATTTGATGTGTAAAAATAAATATAATATATACTCACATAACATCAATTATTTTGAAAAAATGGTGGAAGCCGTGGGAGTTGAACCCACACGAATGTTCTCCTTAAGAGGGAGGTGCCCGTCCCGAATAGCTTGACTTCCATATAACTGATTTATTTAGAGTCGGTCAGTAGAACGACTTGAAATTGTTAGGAGAGGCCAACTCAATACGCTACTTGCGTATCTTATTGTTGATCTCTCCAACTTTATTAAAAATAACTTATACTTCGGCCTCACAATAAAGTTACTCACTCTAACCTCAACCCTACCTGAACTTATTGATATTGATTCCCACAAAACGGTCCCTAAATGGGCCGGTGGCTATTTTAGCACGCTTTCTAGGTGCGCTTTTACCTGTCAAAATTGTACTGTGAAAAAACTTTTTGTTGTTTCGCCTTTGCTACTACAACGCTGACCATCTTACTCTTTTATCTTTCGCTGTCAACTATCTTTTCGAACTTTTTTTAACTTTCTCTTTCGCTACCCTTTCTTTTTCTTATCTTCTGTCACCTTGACTCTTTTTTATCTTCTGTCAAACTTTTTCTTACTTACTTTCCCTAAAATTAAAAAACCACCTTCTTTTTTAGAGGGTGGTTCCGGAGGTTTTGGATTTGATTTTTATTTAGAAAATCTTTTCCTCAACCGGACCACCCAACAAGTCGCCTTCATTGGCTCCGAGTGTAGGTTGTGTCGCATTAAAGCGCACACTCCACTTGGAGGTCACGGATTGCGATTTGATTGAATAATGTCTCATTGAATTTGTTATTACTGTTATTTAATAAATAGAACTATGTATGGAAAAAAATGAATTGTCAAACACTTTTTTCGAAAAATATCATCTTTTTTGCATTTTTTTACATAAATCACTTATTATAACAACTTTACATGCAATTCAGTGCTCATAATATCATGAAGAGATATTTGTTAGTATGTTTGATTGCCAAGAGTCGCTTCGACCCTTTTCAGCACATCATTATAATCATGGCCCATCTCATAAGGAGCAGCACGCAGGTTATAAACAGTTTGGCCTGTATATGGAACAACGGCGGTGAGATTGTCGGCTGAAACCTTCAGATGCCACTCGCCATTGATCACTCTGTCTCCTATTACCCAAAGCAAAGCATCGCCTTTCTTGGGTATTTTATTTGGTCCAAAGATAAAACCTTTATAAGTTTTCATTCTTTGTATTTTTCCAAGTAACGGTTACTGATGGTCTTGAAACTCATGCGACCTTTAAGAACTTCGCTGTATGTTTCAACGGTTGGACGCCAAACAATACCTTCTGCGGGAGTGCCGTTGGAATAGTTTAGCTCATTGGCAATGTTCAAAAGATAATTAACATCTCTGGGTGCCATATCATTACTAAACTGAATAACACTAAGTGTTTCAACAACTTTTATATTGTGCTTCTTTCCAAATTCAATCAATTCGTTATGACTAAAATACTTGCCTGTGTCGATGTCATACAAATTGAATAAATGCAGTTCAACTTCTTTGAATCCAAGACGGTTGGCTTGAATACCGGGACCAACCATTTCACCTTGTACACAAAGATTGCGAGATTCACTGCGAAGAATTTCTTCAAGTTTGATCTTGCGAGCCATCTTCCAATGAGCATTGTCCTCTGTTTGCGTCAAATCCAAGTTGCGAGAACACACGCCAAAATCAGCGTCTCTTCGATACGCAGTAAAACTTGTACCGTCCATTTTGAGTGTGCCAACAAGCACAAGATTTTTGTCAATGGCTTCTTGTAAGACATTAGGGCTGGATTGTAAACGAGGTTCATCGGTTTTGTGTAAAAATGCTGGAAAGTTTCCTTTGGCCACACCAGATAGATGTGCTGGAACAAATGGTTCATATTTGGTTACGCCAACCAATTGTGTAACATCTTGACCTACTTCATATTGTCCGTCTGGAAGAATAGAAAGTGGCATGGCAAGACCTTGACTCAATGTGCCTCTCAAACGTATAGTTTTTATACGCAATTGCTTGTTTGGTTCTTTTCTCAAATGATCATTCCATTGTGCGATGGGAAGAACACTATCTATTTCAAAAAAAACACAAAGGTCATTAACTTTGAATTCAGTCTTTAGTGCCACGCATTGCCACCCCAGAATTTTTACACACACAATCTTATCCGCACCGTCAATTGGTAGGATTTCCGTTATTTTCTGGATTGATGCTAATTTACGTTCACTCATAATTGTATTACCATGAACCAAAATAACAATAAGTCAATAAAAAACCCACCGAAAGGTGGGTTTTCGTATTATAGACTTTTTTCTGTAAACAGGTCGTTGTCAACCACTCCCAATTTTGCAGACCTTACATAGTTTGTATATGAGGTTGCAATTTTAGCATTGGCAACTGATCTTCCTGCGTCACTGTCAGCGACTGCAATCGTATTGGCGGCATTTATCCCCATAGCAGCAGATGTTGCCGCTACATTATCAAACGATCCACAGCCAACGAAAGTGAAAGTCCACTTTCCATCAGATTGAAAATGATCAATCATCTTCTTGATACTTGCGCGATCATGCTTGATGGACGAGTTTTCTTCTCCGTCAGTAAAGATTGTCACAATGATCTTGAGATTATCTTCACCGAGCTTGTCACCGTGGAAATCTTTTACTTTTTCAATACCAAGACCAATAGCATCAAGTAATGGAGTGCCGCCCGCTGGTTCATATTGTTCATTGGTCATATCCGTCAATTCTTGTACCTTTTGACCAACCCGAACAAACTTTAAGTCCGTTTCTTGGGTTTTTGCTCCCCCATTCCATCCCCAAGAATTTCCAGTTGCACTGAATTGAAGTTGAGTATTAAGAATGTCCGTGTCGGCATCTACTTCTTTTTTGAGAGCGTTGATATTTTCATTGATCCCTTCAATGGTACGAGAGCGATAAGGATTCATACTGCTTGATTTGTCGATGATTGTTAGTGCGTGAATAATTTTTTTCATATAAAGTTTTGTATTTGATTGTTTATTTTTTAGCCGACCCATCCAGTTGGTGGTTGGCAATATTTGCTACCAAATGCCTGTGGCTTTTTTTCTTCTTCGGTAACTCTTGGACTATCAGACAAATCAATTCCCATAGTTTCCAATGCTTCGCGTGAAGCATAATAAGACACAATCTCGGCAAGAAGTTCTCCTTTATCAAAGTATTCTTTTTTTACTCTGTCGTCCAACTTTTTGCCCCAACCAGTACCAGTGTCAAATTGTTTGTAACTCAACGGAGTATCAAATGTATTTGATATTGCCGATCTGGTATTTAGTCCGAGATTTCTGCTTGTGATTGCGGTTTCGGTAGTAAATGTTGCGGCATTTGTTCCATAACATCCAAGAGTATTGTTGGATGTGGTGTATGTTGCGGCATTTGTTGCACAAGTAGTTGTACCGCCCGTAGAAACATAGTTTGTATATGTTTGCGTAAAACCACTACCTGTTGCATAAGATATTGAATATGGAAATGGATTCCACGGACTCACCGGATATGGTTGCGAAATTGGTTGAGGTTTTGATTTTTCACCAAATACTCTTACACCAATTACACCAGAATTTCTGGCATCTCCGCTTGTTTGTTGTACATAACTCTTGCCTTTGCTTGTAAAAATAAATGCCGCAGATTCTTTGTCGCTGATTCTGTAGCCTTTTATTTCTACACTGCTGTATGGATCAAGAATATAGCCTTTGTTACTGTCTTCGGCTGGTTTGCCTGTAACAACATCCAATCCATCTACCGACAATACAGCCATTACTTTATAGCCATTATCGTTTTTGAGTTTCACGGTATAATTAGTACCATGCCTTGCTTCTATAAAGGAAGTTCCATCTTTAGAATATTCCTTTGTTGCTCGTCCATTTATGCAAACGGACATACCAATACCATGTTTATATGACATATTTCAACCTTTTGTTATTTTAGTTACTAGCACCACAATGGTGACTTCGAAGTATAACTATGTTTCAAATATTGAAATTGTCAATATATAATAAAGAAATATTTCTATAAATACTCCGACTCTAACAATTCTTTCAAAATATCTCCATGACATCTTTGTGGCTTGCAATAACACACGAGGTTTATGTCACTTATCTTTGCTTTGTCGGCAATCTTTTGCAGTTCATGTCTAAATTGTGCATTATATTGCCGCTTGGCATTCAAGTATGTACAATATGCATCCACTGCTTTATCTCGTGTATATTCACTGCCAATCACATATGGATTTCCAAATGCAGAGCCGCGACCAATATAAATATCATTTGGTGTTGGAGTGTGTTTGTATTTGTTTACGACAGTAATCACAAGGTTGTATGTTTTGTATAATACTTATTCATGTAAAATACTTTACCGAGTGGTGAGTTTCTCATTGGTTTTATATCTATCATCGGTGTAATAAGCATTGGAATGTATGGAGCATATACATATCCAGTCTCCATAAACCGCTTTCCTTTGAAAGCCAATAATGTCGGCTTGGGTGGTGCCGACAATACTCTCGCTACTATAACAGGAGCCGCTGCCAACCCAAACAATGTTGTTAGAAATCTACGACGATTCATATAGTTTTATGTGCTAACATTTCGTCTATTATAGATAATATTCGAGAACACCAGTCATATATTTCTTGCCAATGTTCAATATCATCGCCGGGGTCCGAAGATTCCGCTGCACCCGGAACTCCAATGTGTCTATATATGTTTGCATCGCGCATGTCTTCCACAACGTTATTTCTTGTTTCTTCTATCGACTTTCGTGCGCTTTCGGTCAAGGGGGTGCTTCCTTCTCTAAGCTTTTTTAGACCGACATTCCATCCGGTTTCAATCTCATTGTACATTTGGTCAAGTTTAGATTTCATATTTTTGCGATTAAGTTTTCAATATCATTTAGTCTTGCCAGAGATTGTACCCATTCTTTAGGTATTGCAGATTTTCCATAATATGCCCCCAAGATTCCTCCACACACGCTCGCAGTCGTGTCCGTGTCTTCTCCCATATTTACTGCCATCAACACACTGTCTTTGTAAGATGGACTATTGAATGCTGCCCAAACTGCCGCTTCCAGTGTGTGTAGACAATACCCATCAGACTTTATATCTTCTAGGTTGTAATCTGAGATGTGCTTTATCGAACTCAATAATCTATCAAATTCTTTTGGTGCGAATTTTTCAGTCAATGAGCAAGTATACAAGTGAGCCTCCGACAATGAACATCCACTTAGAATAAGAGAAATCAACATTGTATAATAAGTGCAGGCAAATGCCGATATTTCATGTCCATGGGTAAGTGCAGACCATTCTCCACAGAGTTTATATAACTCTTCCGGTTTTGTATGCTTTGAATCCACGAACAGAGCAAGTGGCGCAATCCTCATTAATGCGCCATTTCCGTTGCTTTGTGGCGTATGGGGGGCGGAAGGCTTACCGTGCTGCATAAAGCCCGCTATTGCGTCTGCTGTGGTGTTTCCAATATCAAATGCGTCGCCGTGTGCAGTCCAATATCCCTCGTTGACCCATTTCACGAACTTTTTCAATGCTTCGACCGGTGGTTCCTTGTTTATAAGCGTCTCCAATGTTATAAGAAGTAATGAACCATCATCCGACCATGTTCCTTTTGGTTGAAAATGTGTGCCAAACGAACGCATGTCAACGACGGGATTTTGACGCAAAACTTCCCGTGGACGAAATTCTACCGGTACTCCAAGTGCATCGCCTACAAGAGAACCTATAATTAGTCCACTTACATTGTCTTTATTCATAACCATTTCTTCACTTCTTTGTCGTTTTTATATCCACCCTTTTTGGCAACAGATTTGATTTCTTTCAATTCTGCTACCTTGATTTCATCTGCCATCACGTTTATCGGATGCATGTTATAAAACTTGCCTTTATCGGTGAGATAAAAGTTGCCCTTGTCAGTTTCCAGACGAACAGTTGTGTTGTCTGTGAAGAATACAGCGTCGTTGATTTTCATTGTAGTTCTGTCACGACGCCTTTTAGCGTTGGTCCTTTTTCAACTGTAAGCCATTCAGTGATTTTGTTGCTGTCAACTGGCTTTCCACCATTTTTAACATTTACTGCCACAGTGATATGAGGAATTTTGTTTTCACTATGAAAACCAACAACACGCACAGCAACAGCCTTGTCACTCATTCCATAATGAGTGATTTCAAGGTTTTGTTCTGTGCCAAGATATTGTTTAACAAACTCGGGAGTGCCGCCAAACTTTATTGTCATATGATGACAAATCATTTTCCAACCATTGTCACGAACAACAATGGGTAATCTAACGCCATTGATTTTGATATTTTTATCTGCCCATGCTGATAGAGCAAGTTGAGATTTTTCGTCTAATAATACTGCTGAATACATAATTTTATTTGGTTGAATTTAAAACTTTGCTGATACACGCGGCGAAACAAATTTCCTTGTCTACAACCTGTGCGTCTTGGAACTGGCTGTCGGCCAGAATAACAACAACTTCCACGACATTCTCGGGTGCATATACTTCAACTTGTTCGTACATATATGTATAAAAATCGGAATAACTTTTGATTGAATTATTCGCCATCAATTGCCGAATGTCCGTGAACGCCCGTTTCGTATCTTTATTCATCAAGTGTGCCAGTAGCTTCGTTTTAAGGTCGCCCTGCGCAACATCCTCCGTTGCCACTTTCAATTCGCCGCTAATCACATTCCGCTGGGCTGTGTTTATCACCGCCCGGATATCTGGGTAATGAGATTGAACGATTAACGCGATGTCCTTTTTCTCGAACTTCACATTTTCTGCGGTCAATATTCTTAATAGCGTCATCGCCACTTCGTTTTTCGACGGTGGAGTAATTGAGAATAGTTGGCAGCGAGAAATAATCGGGTCAACTATTCTCTCGTGATGGTTTGCGGTTAATATAAACCTAGTATGTTCACTGAAAGTTTCCATCGTATTACGCAAACCAGCTTGACCGGCTGGAGTAAAATAGTCGGCCTCATCCAATATAATAATCTTCAAATTGTTGAATCCAATTGTAGACGCGAAATTCTTGATTTTTACGCGAACCGTCTCGATTCCATTTTCATCCGATGCGTTGATATACATTACATCACATTTGATGCTGCTAGCAATTAGTTTTGCTAATGTCGTCTTGCCTGTTCCCGCACTTCCATAAAACAACAGATGTGGAATATCATTATTCGCGATATATTGTTTTATTTTTGCTTTTAGTGTGTCGTTTCCAACATATTGGTCAAGTCCAATAGGTCTATACTTCTCCACCCAGAGAGTATGTGCTACTGGAGATTGTGCAGTTTCGTCTATTTCTATAAAACTCATATTATTTAATCGCGGTCTTTAACAAATAGTAATCGGCAACATAATCTGCGCACGTGAAATTCACGTGTCCGATTCCGTCGGTGTTGATTTTCAATACACTTGGCGTTCCACGGTTTCTTAACAAAATATCCTTGAAATAGTTGGCATTAAAGGTGATATCCTTCTTGGGAGCGGGCACTCCGACTGGTGTTGCCACCAACTTAATCCTATTGCTATTGATGTTACTGTGTCCAACGATTACTTCGACCGCTCCCTTGTCATTCATCATTATGGTGAATGTTTCGGCCTCCAACAGCGCGGACTTAGCCCGAATGAATCTTTCCATAAAACTATCATCCAGTGCAAGTTCCAAGTCGAATACAATGGTGTTTGGAACACTCACTGTTCTGGGGATAACCGACAAATCGGCCAACATATACAAAGATTCTGCTGTCTTGTCCTTAAAAGAAAAACTTACATTTCTTCCGTTTACCTTGTCGATTCCGATATTCAATGTGTCATCGAAAATACTCAGCATCTTTTTGAGTTGTGCAGTATCATGGACTGCATATTCCCCGGCCTCGATTGGTAAATTTTTGTATTCGATGCATCCGGCCAAACTTTTATCGTCGGTCACAATTTTAGCTTTTAGGTTGGTTCCGTCAGAAACCAACTTAACTTTTTCTACCGTGCCGGATAGATTATATAGCTCAATAAAACGTAGTAGGCTGCTTTTTTGCATAATAAATATTGTTCGATGTTACATTTCCAAGAACGTTTGTCAACGTTAATCGTCAAATGTGAAAAATTGTTGAACGGCCTCAATTTCGTCGCAATAAAAATCCCAACGCAATGCTTCGTAGAATGCTTTCAATTTCTTTTCCAATTCCGAGTTCCATATAGCTTCTCGGTCGATGTATGTCAAAATAAAATCCATTATTACTTGTGGGTCTTTTCCGTCATCTTTGAACGCCATACCATTCAACCCAAATGGATTGTCTCTGAGATAAACCCACTTGATTTTTCCTCCGCTCAATATCGGCTCGGTTCCACCCTCATTATAATTCTTCAACATGTCGTTATATGCAAGTGAAGCTTTACATTGTGCCGTGGCCCCATACACAAACTGGAATGGCTCCCGGCTTGGTGGATTAAAGTTTGTCTTAGCGGCAGTATTTGAGATGAATCTAACGGATGTATTTTTTGCCACGTCCTCTAAATTGAATGATGGCATTGTTCGCTTGAACTCCAATACCTTAGTGTTTAGAGCCAAATTAGTAGTACCTTTGAGAATATCGGACAATACAGAACTCATGAAATCTCGGAATTTCCTCGGATAAGACGACCTAACAACGTCTAGTCCCTTGATTTCAATGTCGTCCATGTCTTTGCTTTCTTCCATGTTATACACTTTATGCATGGCATAACGCTTTTTAACAACCCAGAAAGCGGACTGTGCCACAACATCGGCGGCGATTTTGATTCGATTGTCGGTCGAGTTGAACATTCTCAACATCATGACGACGTAAAAATTATTTAAATCCGCCTCAACTTCTTTGATAGTTTTAATTGCGTACGGTTTAATGTCCACAATTTTGTCATGTATTGCCAGCGAGTTTATGTCCAAGTACAATGAGTCGGTATCAATGTAAACTACATAGTCCTTGTCTGTACTATTGCAACGTTTATTGAATTTACCATTTACGTACTTCGCCGAAGTTTTAATGATATCTTGCCCAGTTAATGTAACTGCGGCGGCATTGTCTAAGTCGTAAAATCTAAACACAGACAATCCCAATACACCATACAGAGAATTCAACAGAATCTTCTGCACGTGTTGTCGCCTCTTCCAGAAAACGTAGTCAGCCTTATCCTCCGGTGAATTACTTTTCTTCATGCGATTGCTCGCGTCTTTCATCTTGGTTTTAAACTCCAGACGTTCGGCGAACCACGTTTTCAAAATATCGGGAATACAACCGAGCTTGTTTTGATCGTAAACTACGCCGTTTGAACTCACAGATAGATTGTTCTCCGTCACAATTTCCGAGAACTGTGCGTATGTATATGGGTCACCGGCAAATTGAATTGTATCGGCAGACTTCTTGATTAATTTCTCAGGACTCCACTCGGCTATAACATCCAGCTTTGTCTCGGGCGAAATATTCAAACTCATAATAACCGATGGATACAGCGAATTGATGTCCGCGCTACAAATCCAATCGTATCTACCGGGGATTGGGTCTTTTACATAAGCACCCTCAAATCCAACGTCGTCGTCATCATCATCTCCGTCGGAAATTGCTAAATCGTCTATATCTTCTTCGGACTTTGGTCGTTTGTTTGGTGCAACCAAATGCTTTCTCCTAAGATACGTTAGCAACGCGCCTTCCAAGAATTTGGACGACACATGAAACTCTTCATAACCCACGTGACATACGTGACAAATCGACATCGCCAATTCAATAAATTGGAGAGAATCATTCAGTCGTTTGATTAACACAACGTCGTGTAAATTATACTCGATGAATTTTTTAATGTCTGTGCGTTTTAAGCTATCAAGCGACCCTTGATACACAATCTTTCCCTCTTTCAACTCCTCTTTTGCGACGGTATCTAGTCGATAGTTTGGTAGGTTCTTTCCGCTATACTTTTTATATAGAACAAGATAATCCAGACAATTGACTCCGGCAATCGTCATCTTGTCTTTATATTTATTGAAATAGCAAACATTGATAGGAGATAAACCATTTTTTGCGCCATCTCCTAACACGGCGTCCAATCGAGCCGATAGATACATGAAGTCAAATCCATCAGTATTCCACCCAGTGGCAATCGTCGGGTTCACGCTGCGCCATCTCTTAAGAAACTCCGTCAACAGTGACTGCTCAGTTCGATATCCTAAAATATTAATATTTCCGGTCACTTCGTCCGCCACAACGTTTTCCTCGTCCAAAACAAGACAGTAATACTTGTCGTTCGCATCATCCCTCAATGCAATAGCGGTGATTTTTTGCTCCGGAATTTCTATGTTGGGATATCCTCCGGTGGAATCCGTTTCAATGTCCAAAATTGCAATCCGGTGATTTATGCTCATTTCATCACTGTCGGTGTACGCATCAATCAGAACGCGGGTATCCCACGGAACGTCGGATTCAAATAATGATGGGTCTTTGAAATTATACTTCTCTACCCGGTCTAGCTTATCGCCATAAATCGACATATACTTCCCATTTTGGGAACGTTTATATGCGTATGGCTTGTGTTTAAAATTTACATATCCATTTATATCGTCCCATAGATGAACAATGCCGGTCTTGTGCTCGCAGTAAATAGCTTGGTACATATTGGAACAGTTTGACTCGGTGTTATACCACGGAAACCGCATCAAATCCCTCAGAACGAGTCGGGGCGTGTAGCTTAGATGCTTGCTTGTCGATAACCCACTCCGGAACTTGGCGCAAACGAGAAGAATTTCTCTGTTTAGCGACATTGACTGGCGTATCTACAAAATAAGCATTGATGAGCGCCGAGTTGGCTTTGCCAATCTCGACCCAATCCTTACGGTCCTTGATAGACAGACTGGTCGCGTCGATAATAACATTCTTTCCCTCCGCCAAATACTTCGCGACGCGGTCCTTGGCAACGGAAAATACTCGACCATTTTGGGTCTGGTCTTGTGCATCTCCGCTCAATTCCACGCGAATTGCATCGGTCTCGACCAGTTCGGCTGAAAAGTCGGTCTTCAACTTGTTGGAATAGGTGCTCTTTCCAGAGCCGCTAATTCCTACCATAACAAATAAATTGGGTTTCATATACCCATCTTAGATAATTTTTATTAGATGTCAAGAAAGTTTCGAAAATACCCAGTCGCGCTTGATGGTTTTTATATGAGAAAATCCCAACTCTCCGAGCAGTTTTACCGTATTTGCGTCGGAATGTCCATACCGCTTTCCCAACCCCTTTAACTCCAATACAACAATAGGATTACTTCGCAATAAAGTAGCTTTTGCTCCCAATATCGCATCATGTTCACTTCCCTCCACGTCCAGTTGTATAAGACTAACTTCGGACAAATTTAAACTATCTATAGTTATTCTTTCTGTGTCCGCCCCATCTTTAACTTGGTGCGCTCCAACATTATTCGGTTTCAGTCTATCTATTGATACTTTTCCCGGAATTGCTCCAAGCGCGCAATTTTTTGCATGTATATTATTTATACCGACCAAATTTTTTTCAAGGGCTTGCCAATTTTCCAAGTCGGGTTCAAATGTGTACACCGAGTCGAATATAGTAGATAGCTTTTTTGGCCAAATTCCGAGATTTCCTCCCGCTTGGATACACACCCGCTTGGTCTTGCAAAGGTTGGCGAGTTCATCGACGGCCTCGACTTCTTTTAACACCGCCTGAAAGCAGTGTGTATCTATTTCAGGAACCCACCAATTATTTTTTAATATTATCATAAGGAATTTGAGTTTGTTGCCATGGTCTGGGTAATCCGTGAAATATCACTATTTTAGTTTCCGGTGGTATTGGTTTACCTCTGAGATGTGCTTTATAACTCATAATATTGTTTGGCAATATATCTTGATAATACGCAGCTCTGGTTTTCCCAAGTTGTGCATATATAAAATCTTGGTCTCCTTTGTATAATTTAATATATTTCTCGGGAGACTCCAGAAATGTTTTATATAACTCACTCATATCTCCACGCCACGACATCACACTTGATTGCATTGAGTGTGGGTCTTTCTTCCCGATGAAAACATCTCGTAATATACAGAATTCGGGGACTAACATTTTTTCTACTATAGAATCTAAATTATTTATTATAATAGTATCCAAGTCAAAATAAATGACTGGTCCCGGTATTTTAAAAAGTTCCAATTTAGACCACCAACCGGACCAGCCGTCGGTGAGGGGGATTCGCTCAACTCCACATTCTACATCCGATAAACATACGAACGAATGTTCGACCGATAAATGTTTTTTTACGGACGCTTCTAGAATAGCGACATGTGAAGCATTATAATCTCCACCCGACCTTAATACAGATGCTATTGTTATCATAATTAGTTAAAATTTACCTTGGCATTATATTTGGCACACGCCTTTATTATACTCTCAATCAAATCATCTTTCCGCTGCCCGTCCCAATTGTTCTTAAATTTTACTTGTTCTTTTGGTAATATATCTAATACGGTCTGGTGATATCCATTTCCTTTTCCTATCCCATACAACTCAAATTGCTTCACATTTTCATATTTTAATAAATATCCCACTGCCATTCCAGCCGAGGTATTTGCTCTCTCCGGTGTTGGCAAATCGGGGTTCTGGGGCTTCCATGTGAACAAATTGTAGATTATAAAATTTATTGGTTTCCCCGGAAATTTATCAACTACTCGCTTATAAGTTATATCGGCGCGAGGAATTCCTTGTACGTGCGGATGCTCGGGTATTGCTATGTTTTTAACATGGTTGAACTTTTCGTCGGCCATTCCTTCCAACCCTTCTACATCGTTTGCGAAAATATAGTCCAATTCATCTATAAACATAGCCCCGTGGTTGATTCCAACCAAAATGTCGTTTGGAAAATCTGCCCTTTTTATCGACTTTGCCGTGGTGCCTTTTCCTACTATGTGCGCAGTCTTCATATTTTTTTGTCGTTTGGATTAATCTTGGCGGTCAAATTGTTCCCGTGAACCGTCCATTTAACAAGTCCACTAGGCAAATCTTTGACAACTGGGACGTGTTTCCAGTATTCATTATGTTTAAAATCCATTATACCGCGAACTTTTAATTTTTGACACAGGCTCAAAAACATAGAAGTTTTAAATGGGCCGTATTTAGTCATTGAGTATTCGTGTCCGCTGCTTATTTCATATTTGGTTGGCTGGGCCTGTATTAGAAATGTATCGCAAAGTTTCGATTCCTCCAAATAACATTTCTGAATGTCGTCAATATAACTGTCGGCCATCCAGTCGTCGCAATCGTGTCGAGTTTGAATCTCGGCACCAGTATTCATTAGCAACTTAGAAAACTCCAATAGTGACCCGCATACGCAGGTTATTATATGCACACCAGAATCTTTAAATGCGTTTTCTATTACATCTTTATGTTGGGGGTGTATCATTATGTACACAGAAAAATTTTTGTTAGTTTGTGTGGATAATGATGGTATGTATACGGACCGCATCACCGATAAATATTTATCGAATAATATCGAGTCTTCAAAACTACATCTTGTTGCTATAATGTGCTTCATTACAAGGTATCAAATATATATATCATTCGCGTTCCGATTAAGATTGTTCTGGCCGGTAAGTTTCCTGTCCATTTTGCAAATATAGTCTCGTCTAAATTGTTATGAAAATCTAATGGGTCGGCGGTTTTCCACTTATACGGAAAGCTTAATATTGCCGACTTTGCAACTCGGCGAACTTCGTTGAAGGCTTGACCTTGTTTGTTGTCTAGGTGTTCCCACACTTGTAAAGAAATAAACAAATCGAATGTTTTATCCTTGAATGGCCATGGAGACACTCGACCATCATGTTTTACAGTAGGAGAAAACTTTTGATGTATATCCATAGTCGTGCCGTCGACAAATATAGGAAATCCTGCGGCCCCAAGCTCCAACACGCTACCGGGATTCATTTTTTCGGCTTCTTGTCCAACAACCGAGTAATATGGCCATCGGCCATCGAAATAAGGAGTCTCGGCCAACTGTTTTATGTATTGTTCGTGTGTATTTAATTTCATAATTTTCCGTCTTCGTTTCTACCATTGAAATAATTTAGTATTGCGGAGTATGTTGCATCGGTTACATTTTTTATTTGAACAATTCCACGTTTGTTGATAGAAATACATTTGTCCCAGTTAATTTCTGCCGATATGGTGTGCCTGTCAACATATGATCTATTTTTTCTATCTCCGTGCCAAGAATGCACAATTTCTCCTTCTATACACGAACAAGATTCCTGAGCCCATGCTTGGATAGAGTTTTTCCACATTTCGTAGGGTTTGAATTTTTTTGCTGCCCCGGACGCTGACGTTGCGGATGTGTTCTTCGAATTTCTATATATTGTGTACAATAATACAGTATCTCCTCCTCCCATAATAGAGTATGGATATAGCCCTCCGCCATTTCGCCATAAATCTCTTTGCGCAGCCAACGCTGCGCCGGGGGTTCCTATATATTTACCGACCGCCGTTTCCGCCATAGGCCCACCAATCTTCATAAGAGAAGGTATTGTGGATATTTCCTCGCCGAACCTATCGGTAAATATTTCTTCTGAAAACATTTGAACTACTCTCGCGGAGTTGAGTTTATCGGATGTTTCTCGATACCAGTTTCTATTTTTAAAATATATATCGTGATCTATCCACGCAATCTTTTTGTACTTATCGGGGATGAATTTCTCGGCTAAATTTACACACGCCTCTTTTTGAAAACAAACGTTTTCTTTATTTACCCTAACCTTAATCCAATTTGGGTATCGTTCAGTGACAAATTTTCCGGTCAATGATAGTTCAACGCCATAGAGTGGTATATTTTCAGACTCCATCTCTAATATAAATCTATTCAAATTCCTAACTGGCGATTCGAACCCTGCCCAATTAAAATGGACAGCTACGACCGCCATGTCTTTTTGCCATTGATTTATGTTGCCGGATAAATTCCCGTCCTCTTTTCTGGAATTAAAGTATAACAATATTTCTTCGTAGATACTTCCGGGTACATCTTTAATTTTTATTATACCATTGCAATCCAAAACTACGTGCTTATCAATATCTATTTTTGCTACAATTTGATTACGACTCCCGTATCCTCTCTCAAATTTATCCCCATGCCACTCATGAATAAACTTGCCCTTGACGTACGAAATTTCATGTTTATTTACATATAGCTGGATTTTCTTTTTCCACTCCAAATATATCCCAGCGGTCGGCTCAGTATTGCCGTCATAAATATTATAAATAGTATTTACTAACAGAGTGTCGCCAGCCCCCATAAATGAATGACAATAAAGTCCACCGTTCTCCCAAAAACTTCTCTGTGCGGCCCACGCTCCTCCGGGATGTCCAAAATATTTCGGTCCAAGTCTTGGTCCTCCCGCCGCCACAATTCCACTTATTGTAGAAGTTATCTTTCCAAATTTGTCCGTGTCACTTCCACTCTCGTATAATTGAACAAGCTTGTATTTGTCCAACTTTCTGGACATTTCTTGATACCAGTTTCTATTCGTGAAATGCAAATCTGAGTCTATCCACGCTATTTTTTTATAGCATTCCGGAACAAGTTTCTCCACCAAATTTACACATGCCTCTTTTTGAAAGCATACATTAGTTTCATCCACTCGGATATGTTTCCAATTTTCTCTAGTCCGGGTTACGAAAGTATCGGTCAATGATAGTTCCACTCCATATACAGGAATTCCTTCCGCTGCCATTTCGTCCAAGAATCTATTTAAATTTCTTACGGGATTTACATAGTTTGTCCAATTGAAATGACAAGTAATTATTGCGACGTCTTTTATTGCGATAGAAATAGAATCAATCTCCGGAGGATGCCACAGATGAATTCCTTTCGGCTGTCCCACTTCTACGCTATATCCAAGCGATGCAATCTTCGCTGACAGTACCTCATCTTCTTTTGCCCAGCCAAATAAAGTTTCGTCCATGCCGCCGATTTCTATAAATTTATCTCGGTTGAATATAAAAGATAATGCCCCATACAATGAAAGATATTCAGCGGTCACATCCTCGTACGAAACCGTCAAGTAATTTCCGGAAATGATTTCCTCGGTATCTTTGGCAAACAATTTTTTTGCGGCTGAGTAAGGTTGAATGAAATCTCCCGCTGGCAATTCGTTCAGAGCCTCGCTAAATTTCATGTAAAAATCTGCGTCGTTCGCCCATACATATTTCGTAGATACATGATTCTTAGTTGCCCAGTTTATTATTCCGGTCTTGTGTATTTTCTCACTGGGATGTTTGTATATCAAATGTCTAACCCCAGAATTCTCTCCGACCAAATTTGTTATACTTGAGGTACCATTCGCGGTTTGTTCCGCTACTATTACCTCACACCCGGTCTTGAGAATATACGGCAAAATAAATTTTAAATTATTTATCCTATGCTCTTTTAAGTTGAATATCGGAATTACAAATGTAATTTCTTTTGGATTAATCATAACATTTAGTAAAAATTTATGGAAAAATCATATAGCCGCCCGGTGCATATCCCATCAGTCCACCATATGTCGGCGTTACTGTGGGAGTTGGAGTTGGTGTGTGAGTTGGTGTTCTCGTCACGGTGTGTGTGGGCGTGACCGTGGGAGTATTAGTAATTGTGGGCGTGACGGTCGGGGTCGGGGTTAATGTCGGGGTGGGTGTGGGAGAATACGATACAGTCGGAGTGACCGTCGGAGTAACTGTCGGAGTGACCGTTGGCGTCGGCGTCGGAGTTCTAGTTGCCGTGAGCGTTGGAAATGGTGTGGCGGACGCTCTTGGCGTGTGAGTTACCGTCGGAGTAACCGTGATTGTCGGAGTAACCGTGATTGTCGGAGTAACCGTGGGAGTAGTTGTCGGAGTAGTCGTCGGGGTTACCGTTGGTGTGGTAGTAGTCGTCGGAGTGACCGTCGTTGTAGTTGTGACCGTCGGAGTAACTGTCGGAGTAACCGTTGGCGTCGGCGTTGTGGTTGGAGTAGGAGTTTCCTTTGGAATGAACGCCGCCTTGTTGCTCAATAATTCCCAGCCGGTGAGTATTCCAAGATTGCTATTTTTAATGTATAGATATGTTGACTGGTCGTATTCTACTAATTTTTCATCCGCTTCTGTTCGCAAATATGTCGGGGTTTTGTATGCTTGAAATTCAACCGTATGCCAATTATCATGCGCACTTCCAGAATAATTTATCTTATAAAAATTACCATTCTTGTAGAATAGAGTTCCCTTTTGACCATCAATTAGCCCGTCCGGATTACCGGCGAAATTTGTATTAAATGGTAGGATTATGCTCATAGACCACTATAATTAGTGAACTGCCTTACTTAATCGGCAATTATTTGCCAGATTCACCCGAAGAATCTTCGGTTTCTACGGGACGACCGTGGGCCAATGTCGGTATTGTACAGTTTAAAAAATCTCCCACAACGCCCGTGATAGCCAATCCTATAAATGTAGCCAATGTTGCTATTATAATAACAAAAAAGAATTGGTATCCCATGTCCCAACTCTTCACCATAGACAATATATCAATAATCATATACATTATATTACTTGTTTATTTGCGTTAGTCAACTAAATCTTACACTTGACTATTCTTTTTTTCATTAACTATATTTCGTTTTTCTGTATCATCCAGTGTCCACGACAAAGTTATAGGCATAATATGTTTTTTCCACTGTCCGTTCATTTCCCGTTTAAAATACCAGATTATACATTTGCTATGTTTGCCTTCTCGAACTGCCTTTGCTATGCCTTTAATCGAACCTTTAACAAGTTCATTGCTTCCATACGACACAGGGGTTCCCATATCTGAGTCATATAATACTTGTCGGTCTTTCATATCAAACCAATAAAATTGTTTTTCATTGAGACTCCAATCGTTTTTCAATTTTGGTATTTTAAAATTGCCTTTTCCCATCATGAAATTGGGTGGTGGATTTTTTTGCATTTCATTTGGTTTTGCTGGGTCAAGTTTCCATCCATCGTTGTTGTTCATGACATAATCCAAAACATAAAACGCACGGCGCTTTCCAACTTTAATTTTTTCGGCCTCTGCAACGAGTGGCGCATCTACTTTATTTATTTGTCCATAAGATACAGGGTCTCCCATTCCAGAGTCATATAATACATAATGACCTTTTCCCATATTGAATTTGTAAAATAAATCCTCGTTCAATGGTATCTTCTTGTACTGCACTGGTATTTTGTCCATGCGTATAAATAGAAAACCGCCGACAAATTTCTTGTCGGCGGTTTTCGGTTGTAATAACGTTATTTTTAAACAGTTGGCGTATGTTCGGACACTGTCGATGCTGTGGCGGCGACCGTTGCAGTTGCTGGCACCACCGCCTTCTTCTTGTCGGATGTGACATCCCCCACCGAGACGGTGGACTTCTTATCGACCAGTTCGAGGACTCCTGCGGCCTTTGCCGCATCGAGAACTGCCTTGGACGGGTTCGCCTTGGTGTACACCAGCTTTGGACGGCCAATGACCGGCTTAATCTTGCCGATGGCCACCAACTTGTTATCGGCCTCGGCCTTCTTGAGCCGGAACCGGAGAGTAATTGCTGGGATTACCGCAACTCCTCCGACTTTTTGCCACATTTCATCAATGGTGAAATGTCCTTCGGGCCATTCGATGTTAATGGGAGTTTTCTTAGTTTTATTTGTTGTATTTGGCATAATTTTATTGTTTATGATTGTTTATAATTGCTTACTGGGTGACTTCGTTATCGCAATATCCGTCGGAATATCCGTCGTGGAATTCGTCCGTTTCATTTCCGTCAAGTGAAAACTGGTATTCTTTTCCAGACAGAATGTCGTCGGACCCCAACTTGTAACCAATACTATATTCACTGTTGGAGTCATCGCCCTCGGTCTCGTCGGTGTAATCGTCGGTGTAATCGTCTGCATTGTCAAGTCCGCAGTTGTCCGAGCATCCACAATCAGAATTATCGTAATCGGGAGAAATCTCGACGGCGTCGGCGGTGTAAACCACCTTGTCCAATTCCTTCACAATGTCGGTAATTTGAGAAACAACGGTGTATTCGCATACCCGCATCTTCGTGTGCCCTTCGTACTTCGGCACAGAAACAACATTCTTAGGATTAACCTTGACAATCAGAAGTCGATTGCCATCGGCGGCACGCACTTCACCCTTGGTAAAGTGACCATATCCGACCACATAATCCAGCGCCCCGACGTGCAGTCCTTGAGAACAATCGACGCCATAATTATCATCAACCATATTTCGTGGCATTGCAACGACCTTGCCGATAGAATTGTCAAACTTACCGCTGTAGATATCGGTATAGTTATTTTTCACGGCCTTGTACGCGAGAAAACAGCCGTCCTCGGTGATTGGCAATCCATAGTTCTCCAAAAACCAATAAGTTTCGTTAACCGAACGCGCCGATGGGTTTTCCATCAAGTTTTCGAGAAACTTCATCATATGGTCGAACTTAAATCCTTCCGTCATCATCTTCAAAATGCGGTCGGTGAGAGTATTATGTACAACAAATCCATTCACAAAAATTTGTCCGTTGATGACGGCAATGCGATTGCCAGAATACTGGGTGACTGCCTTTGCAACATTCACCAGATTCTCGATCTCGTCGAACTCCCCCGCCTTGATTGCGGCGATAATCTTGCTATAATTAGGGTGGTCTGTTGCCACAGTAAGACACTCGCTCTTAAGATAGAGTGTTACGGAACCATTCGTCTTGATGACGTACGGGATATTAGTTTTAGTGTTGCTCATTTTTAGTTTTTATTGCTTAACGTTGAATATATTATGTGTCGCTTTGTTATTTGTCAATCTTATTTTAGGAATTTTTGTCGATAAAGTTGATGATTTTCACAATCCCATGTGTGACATTGGAATAGTCGGAAACAATGTCAAAAACGCCCATGTATTTTTGTTCAATGTCGGCCTGAAACTTTACGTAATCAAATCCACATTTTGCGTGAGACTTGGACTCGACCCCAAATATTTTATAAAACATGATAGTTTCGTGCGAAACTAGATTCAGCTTTGTTGAATCCAAATATGCTCTCATAAAATCCTCTAACATTTTCCGGGTGGAAACGCGAGCGATATTTGCGAGTTCGGACTTACTCCGAATAAGTTTGTTATACAAACTAGAATAATTATGGGCATCGCTTGTGTTCGTTGCGCGATAATATTCGTCTTCGTATTTTGCCTTATCATTTTTCAAGACCTTAGCAACTTCGTCGGCAACATTAATCCACGTACCAACCTTCATCAGATGAAGATTCTTTCGATTGATGCCAAAAACCGCGATTTCCTTGCCATTCAATTTATTATCCACGAACGCAGAAAGAAGTGGTGTCATAACATCACTAATATTTTTACCATTCCACATAGCGTCAGAGTACAAAAAATCGACGTAATAATAAGTATTTTTCGAATCAATCGCTTCGGCGCGAGATGCCCTGTATGCATGCGGAGTACGATTCTTAATCGGTTTGATGAATTCGGCCAAGGAATAATAAAAGATTTCATCAGTAGTCGCCGTACGAGCTTGGCGAGGGGTGGCGGGTGGCTTTGGAAGAGTTTCGATGTTGACTATGGATGCATCATTCCAACCGAAATATTTCTGGTGTGCAAAAAATGTAGCAGCATTGTTAGACAAATCAGTAACTGTGTAGCAGAGTGGAATCGCACCCGTCGGATACTTGGTGTTGAGATAGTGGCGAACTCGCGCCTTTTTAATGGAATCAGAATTCGTATAAAAAATCACAATCTCCTTCCCATCAGCGTGTGGACAGTAGGTACCAGTCCGCTTGAATTTTCCATTGATTCTCTCCAACAGGTGAAGTTGAAAAGGCGCAAGGACACTTGACGCAGTCAGTAGGCCGAGTGCGCTATGCACCCGCGATACATTATCGTTGGGTGAATCAATCGTAACGCCATTGTAAGAGATTGAAATGTCGCCAATAAAATTCTTGATGTTTGTATACTTGTTGTTGTACCCATTATATTTATTGTGCAATTCCATTGCATTCCATCGACTGGTCGGAACTTCCACGGATTGTTTAACTTGCGCCTTCAACTCTTCGATGGCACGTGTTGCTGCTTCCAGCAACTTTTCTGCCGTGCTATTACCATCCTCATATTGAAGTTGTTCCTTATTTGGTGCGACTTCAATATCACCGATGTCAAAAAAGAAATCGAACCCGCCGTAACTAAATGCGTTTTCTACGCCGGGAATGTAGCCCTTGGCAGACGCAGCATAGATGGCAGACCGCATCGCTTGATGAGAAACCGGATAGCAATAATTTCCCATGAATGCATTACACGAGCGATTAGTATAATAACCTTGTGTATTGCGATACCCCCAATTCTTGCCTTCATAAAGATAAACTCGCGGAGCAAATTCGATATTTGCGCCGACAATTTTTGGACGGTGGCGAAACGGTTCGTAAGCTCGGGTAATTTTGTCAATCCACATCGAAATTTCGGCAATCTTAACACCAAACTTAACTTCCAGCCCATTGGGCTCGGAAGATTGTTCGGTGATGATGTGCAGGATATTCGGACTACCAGTCTCGTCAATGTAGCAGTTATAGACATGCTTGACCCCGTCGACCCAAGAAGTTACGTTAAAATTGTCGGTGTAATTGAACGGAGTCTTGCTGCCAAGTCCCATACATCCATCGGAGTCGTTGTCCGCAGTTTTGGTGGACTCAAAATACGTGGTATAAATAGTCTCGATGTGTTCGGGACTAAGTCCGGTACCAAAATCGCGAACAGAGAACCACGGCTCAAGAGTATTTGGAGCATGGACTTGAAACGGGGTTGCCGTGTTTTTGGCCTTAACGTGGCTATCCCACGCGTTTGCGCCCAACTCACGGGGAATAGCAAGCACCGGCTCGGAATAAAATCCAGAGAGGATTTTGAATGCCTTCGCACTCGCTTTAATCTTGAAGCGGGACGGTGTGGCGGTTGCACTGGTCAGAACAGGAGACGATTGTGTTTGGGCGATAATCATGTGTTAAGTTATTACGTCGCACATCCTACACGGCGGATATAGAAAGTCAAGCAGTTTTTATCATTTTTTAGTACTAAAAATAAAAACCCACCTGATTTGGTGGGTTTTTTGATTGAGTGATAGGATTAAGATTATTATTCTTCTTGGCATTTCCATCTGCGCAGGGCCAAAGCCTTGCGGGTTGGTTCGCCGTTTGGTTTTTTCATTGGACCCTCTACCCCAGACATTCTTGCACAGAATGATGCCTTACGTGATTTATCTTTGCCCTTTGGATGTGATTTTGTGACGGGAGCTTTAAGATTGCTTCCAGTTTTTTTGTTATACGAATCTCTTCCTTTTTGAGTAAGTCCACCTTTTTTACTTTTGTGTCCTTTTTTGTCAGCAGTGCCACCCTCATCAAGTTCGCCTTGAAATATTTCTCTTACCATTCCCTTGACAACTTCTTTTACTCTGCCGCGTAAATCTTCCGATTCGGTATTATCGTTCTCCTCAACTTTTTCACAACTACCTTTTTCATATGGCGCTACGCCGGGTGTGGGTTTATAACCAGTCCAACACCTGTTTTTTTCGTCCAATTTAATTTCTGAGATAACTTCGGCAATCAACTCCGCTAGTTCAGATTTTTTCATATGTTATTTCTTTTTTTCTTTAAATGCAGGGGTTCCCTTGTCTTTGACAGTTAATTTGTCAGGACTTTCCATTTTAGAGTCGGTTTTTAAATACGCCGTCTTTGGCTCCACTTTGTCTTTTCCTTTAAGGACTCGGTCAATAATTTTTTCAATCTTATCCACCAATGCTCCACCCATCTGGCTAGCTACATCTGAATTTACCGGAGCCAAATCTTTATCAACTTTCTCCTCCGCTTTCTTGTCATTGTCGTCCGCAATATCTTTCTGTGTATCTTCATCAGTCTCTTCCATCGTGTCTTCGACCTTGGAATCGCGGTTTTCCGGTTTTATTTCTTTGCCGGAGTTTATAGACTTGGCGCGGGCTTTTTCAACGTATGAGGTGTCGGATGTATCCGCGTGGTCTTTAGCAAACTTGACCGCATTGTCCAACGTCAATCCTTTAGCGGTTTTTCTATCCGACCCATTTGTGATTGACACTACGTCGTAGTTATCATCGCTCTGACGAGAAAATGCTACATTATGATTCTTCTTATCGCCAACAACCTTACCGGTCCCCGGAGAACTTATGGTCTTACCATCTTTGCCTATTAGCTTATCGACCGCTTTCGCGCCTTCTACATCGTCGGCGTGGTTTGGAGTACCAAACTGATTATTGGTGATTTCTTGTAATATAATCTTTTTGATGGCTTGTTTTAATTCGTCTCTATTCATAAGTGTATATACGTTTAGTATATAAATAGTTCCTAACTCTCAATTTCGCTTATAAATTTATACTAAATACTATTAAAAATCATATAATACCGGGGAGTTTCCTTAAAATAATGAGAAACAAAAAACCGCCGAGTTATCGGCGGTTTGTGATGTTTTTATAGTATTTAAGCTTCACAACTCTTACAGTCTAAGATACTTCTCCCCAATTCTTGGGCAGGATTGGTTCCTCGTTGATAATAAAGGCACTTTACGCCCTGTTCCCAAGCAAAAATCATTAGTTGATTTACATCCTTCACAGATGTTTTTGGATGAATTTGCAAATTTATGCTTTGCCCTTGGTCGATATACTTTTGTCGTGATGCCGCTTGAATTATAATTTCTTTTTGTGAAATTTCACCGAAAGTCTTAAATACTTCTTTTTCGTGGTCGCTCAAGAACTCAAGATGTTGGACGCTTCCTCCCTTATGCAAAATAGTCTTCCACACTTCTTGAGTGTTCTTATTATGCTTTTCCAATACATTTTCAAGATATGGATTACGATAAGTGAACTTGCCTTTAGCCAAATCTTTTGTATAATAATTGCTGTTAAGCGGTTCGACCGAAGGAGATACTTGACCCAATATAAATGAGCTGCTCGTAGTTGGAGCAATCGCCATCGTAGTGACATTTCTCAATCCGTAGCCCTTCAACAATGTCGGTTCTCCATATTCCTTTGCCATTTCTTTACTTGCAGCAATACTCTTGTCTCGAATAACGCGATGTATTTGGGTGTTGAGCATTTTGGATTCCATACTCTCAAAAGCAATCATCTTGCTTTGTAGATAAGAATGCCAACCCAATACGCCAATACCAAGAGCACGTTGATTTTTAGCAAAATTATGAGCGGCCTTGAGGAATGGAATATTTTCAGTTGCATGAATATAATCTTCCATCACAGCATCGAGGAAGTATGTCAGTGTTTCGACTGCATCCGTTGTCTTCCAATCGTCATAATGAAGCAGGTTCATAGACGATAGATTACAAACAAATGTTTCATCTGGTGAAGAACTCAAGCAGATTTCGGAACAAAGATTGGAAGCATATATCTTCATCTTCTTGTCCTTGTATACTTGAGGAGCATTATCATTTACGTTGTCACTAAAGAAAATGTAAGGATATCCAGACTCGAACCGTTTCTTAAGAACCTTGGCCCAAACACCCCGAGCATCCTTGTCCCCATCAATCATCTTGCGCATGAACTTATTGCTTACGCAAACGCCAATGCTCAAATCTTGAATAGCATGACCTTCTTCGCGAATACCAAGGAATTCCATAATATCCGGGTGGTCAATCGGCATATATGCTGCAAATGAACCGCGACGAACGTTTGATTGTGAAACCACTCTCGTCACGCTATCAAACATTTCCATGAAATGAACAGGACCGGAACTGGTTCCTCCAACGCTAATTGGAGTGCCTCTTGCACGCAGTTCTCCAAAGTATCCAGAGGTACCGGCACCGTACTTTGTGAGCATACCAACCTCGGCAGTTTTTTCCAGAATAGAAGTCATTGTGTCAGACACATATGAACCGTTACACGAAATAGACAATCCGCGACCATTTCCAAAATTTGCCCATATCGGAGATGATAAACTATACCATCCCTTATGCATATATGCCTCGAACTTGTCGGAAAATCCTTTTTTCTTTAGAATTTTTTCTGCCGCTTTTGCGATTTCGTGAATTCTTTCCTCGGCGGTTTGGCCTTTGGGAAGATATCCTCGTTCAAGAAATGTGACAGAATCTTTGTTTAACCAGTAAATATCCTTGCTCATATATATTAAAATAAATCGGTTGCTTGTATTGATTGCGTTTTTTTGGAATACTCTACGGGACGCTTGTGAAAGAAATCCGTCATAGTGTTTCCCATTACATCCTCATCCATCCACATAGTCAACTCAATAATTTCTTGCGGTACATCAAAAATTTTCTTGAAGCCAATCATTTCTAGCGAGTCGTTCAATCTTCTTTGTACGTATCCTTTAAGAATATCGGCACTAATTTTGTCGTCTTTATAATCTCCAATCATCCAATCTATCAATTTTGATTCGGCATTGTATGATTCTTCTGCTTCGTGTAAAATACGAGCTTCAAGTTCCGCGTCAAATAACTCCGGCAATTCTTGTCGAATTGTATTTATAATTTTTACACCAGCAAGACCATGAAGTGTTTCTTCTTTTGCTGTATATGCAACTTGTTGTGCTGTATCTTTTAGTAGACCTTTATAACGATTAAACCAATTAATAATATAAAATTGACTAAATAGAGATACGTTTTCTACATATAGCGTAAAAAGAGTCAGCGAATATATATACTGTTTACGAGAATCTGTGTAATTCTTGTCTAAATATTTGCGCAAATATTTGACACGCCCTTGAATAATATCAAGTTTTAAGTTTTCTTCAAATACGTCTTGCATTTGCAGCACTTCGAGTAGTTTTTCGTACGCATTATTGTGAATAACTTCGATGTTTGCCATCGTTATTCCCAAATCGCTCATGGCTGGATGTGGTAATACATCGCCCAATTTGGCCCAAAACTTCTTTACTGATATCTCAATTTGTCCAATTGCGCTCAGAGCATTTTTAATAATCAACTGCTCTTGTGCGGTCATTTCTGTTTTATATTGTTGCAAGTCGGACGTAAAAGTGAACTCGTTTGGAGTCCAATGTCCAGCCCACATGGCGTCTATGTATTCTTGTGCCCAAGGATAGCGGTTCGGTTTGCGTGCGATTTGTTCGTCAAAAATTGTCATGTTAAAGTTTTTTGTATTTAAAGGTGAAAATAAGTAGTTATTAAAAAAATAAAATTGGAAAATATATTTTTTAATTTTTTCTTATAAATCTGCGTTTTCTCCATTTTGCTTTTGGCGCGATGCATTCCACTTCGCCTTCAATGAACTTTTCACGGTATTTTCATCGCCTTCCATAATAGATTTAATTCCCGTGGATTCTTTTGAATCCGCGTCAAATAAATCAATCTGGCCGTTTCCAGTGTCCATTTTGGCATAAAGTGTAATTCCATCCGGACCAAATCGGTTTTTTATAATATGGCACCGGGCGGTATTATTTGCTTTATCCTGCACATTTCTCGAAACGCTGATGACAAAGTCCGCAGTCATAATCTTTCTATAACTGTCCGCGATGTTGTGAGCTTGAACGACGTCCTCTTGGCCACCGCCACGATTGGTCTGAGATGCTGTCCAAACCGGAATCTGTAATTCTCCAGCCGCTTGGCGCAATTCTTCGTATATACCACCGGCCTCAGAATAACTGTTGCTGTTCTTTTCTTTCTCAATTGGTCGAAGAATGTCGGCGTAATCCACGATCATTTCATCAATGCGGATTCCCTCTAATACCTGTATTCTTTCTACATGGAATTTGAGTGATTGTGCACTTACCGTTTTAAGAGGGAAATATTTGACAAATAGTTTACCTTTGATTCCCTTGATTTTTTCGGCAACCTCGTCCTGTTTATATTTAATCTCTTGGAAGTTGATTCCCGTGAAGCAGCAGTCATACCGAAGGCCAACATAATTTTCATTTAACTCTAAGGTGAAATGTGCAATATTTTTGCCTTGTTTCATGGCGCGGGCTCCGAGTGAGCACAACAGCCAAGATTTGCCAATACCAGCAGGGGCAACTACAATGCCAAGTTCTCCCGGCCCGAGTCCACCATCCAACAATTTATCAACCGGTGCCCATCCCGTAGAAATAGTTTTTCGGCACATTTCACTCATGCGCGTTGCTATATCGACGTGATAATTATGGCCAAGGTTTCGTTCCATGCCCGCTTTCATTGCGCCGTCAACTAGGGACTTAATCTTTTCGTATTCACCACTCTTCAAGTGGTCAACGGAGTCCATGATGGCACTCTTCAATTTTTGATTTTTGCAAAATTCCAAAAATTGTTCTCTCACGAATTGCAAATCTTTTTCAGAAATCTTCGCGTGCACGGACCTAAGTTGTTCCGTGATAGCGGCCTTGAATTCCTCGTTCTCTATGGTTACAATGCGAACCTTGAAAACTTGGAATGTCGGCAAATCCTTGTATTGTATATGATATTGAATAATTTCTTTTAGAATCCAGCGATGGGATTCGTTTTCGAACGCTTCGACATCTATGATGTCAACGACGCGCTCCAAAAAAACTTTGTCGGTTAATATTCCTGCTATGATTTTTACTTGGAATTCCAAGCCAAACTTGTGCAGATTGTCGATGATTACTGGTGCCATAATAAGTTGATGGCTCTATCTTACCCGATATCTGGGCATAGTCAAATGATAAATACTAAACGTTATCGGTGGAGACTTTTTCTAATCTCTTCCGCTCTGGCTTGCATTAAATTCTTCAAGCCGTCGGACTTATTATTTCCTCCGCCGACTATTTCTACCCATCTGGCAATAATCATCTCACCATAATGTATAGAATCTAAGCCGTAATTGCCCAAGTTGCATCCATCATTAGCCTCTATAACAAAATTTTGGCCATTGTTGGTTACACCAACGTCTACCCCGTATGCTACGGGACTTGGCTTGTAATTTCTTACGACTTCTTCCACAAAATTTATGTCTGGTACTATTTGCCACTCGCCATAATAATGCTTAACCGCTAGAATCTCGCCTTCCATGACATAAACACGAAATTCGGACACAATGTCAATTGGGTCAGAAACATAAACAGGCACATCGTCCTTCTTGGTGTAAATTGGAAGTAAATCTAACATCGACTTTAATACCACACCATTGAATTCTTTCGGCTTGATTGGTTTTACAAATACCGGGATCTCGTCATCATTAAACTTTGCCCGCACTTCTCCGAGTGTACTTTTTTCAATTTTTCTGGCGTAGTGCGGATTTAACACCTCTGGATAGCAATCAAACGGTGGATAATTCACACCAAGTTTGTCAATCGCCTTGCGAAATACTGTCACTCCGGCGAACAGGGGTGTGTGTATAGTTATATCAAGTTTATCCAAATCCTTTTCTTCAAAACAAACAACGTCATATCCCAGTGTGTTAAATGCTTCCCACGCACAATAAAAATTGATGTTTGGAAATGTGCCGTTGTTTGTTTTTACGAATGCTTTCATATTATTCTGACGTTGAAAATACTGATAGTGGGTTGAATACTTCATTTACCCACGCTAGATAATTTGGGATGCTCGCTTGCATTTTACGCATTGCTATCTTCTGCATAAATTCTAGCTTATTATATTTGTTAACGTTGTCTACGGTGTCGAAAATTTTCAGTTGTAACGTCGGAGAAAAACTCGGTGTCTTTAATTGCATCAGGTTGTAATTTCTGTCCAAGATATCGGCACTGTCTGCTACGGTTGAGAATACTTTACTCTCATTCACCCGTTCCTTGGCGATAGTCAGGATGGCATCAACGGAAGTTTCTTTGCTGTCCAGTAGGACAGGAAATCTCTTTTTTGCTGTTATTAGTCCGATACCTTTAACACCTCCTATATTATCCGATGTATCTCCTTCGAGGATTCTGTAGTATATGAAGTTTATTGGGTGTATTCCGTATTCATTTATTACGTCTTGAACTCCGTACAATTTCTTTTTTGTGGGGCTCCAAATGGACACTCGGTCATTTACCAGTTGTAAGAAATCCTTGTCTGCGCTCATGATTGTGATTCGTGACGTAGGATACATTTGAGTCGCGATAAATCCAATCGTGTCGTCGGCTTCTATATAATCTATAGCTACCACACTCACCGGCAAAGACTTTAAATAGTCAATGAGCATCATGAGTTGATTTATCATAGAATCCTGTTCGGTCTGTGGGTCGCTCATTTCCTCGTATGCTCGATTCACTCGGACTTTCATTGCCCGTTTATTCTTGTAGTCCGGATATAGTTTCTTTCTTCTCTGCGACCCGCCCTTTCCATCAAAAACAATAATGACCTTCGTGGGAGTTAGTAATTTAATCGCATGTCCGATTGTAGTTAAAAACCCACTCACTCCGCCGACGTGTTCTCCGTTATCGTTAAGAGTTGGGACTACCGACCAAGTGCGTATAAAATTATTGGTACCATCAATAACCAGTATGTCACTATTTTTAGTCCTCGGTGTGATTACAGCCGTGGCGTGCTCCTCTTTTATTTGAGCAAATAGAGACGTAAATTTTTTCTTAGTATCGTTTTCCATGTAATGAGAACCGCGTGGAGGTATTTCACTCCACGCGATTAATTTTTATTCGTCCATGCCCTCACCAACAGCATCAATTTCGATGTCATCGCCAGCGTCGCCAGACGGAGTTCTATATTTCATAATAAACTCATCGCACAGCTTGGTATATAGATAATCTCTACATTCCTGCCTGTCGGCTATCAGTTTAGTGAATTCTTTCTTTTCAAACACCACAGTCTCGGGCTCTTTGCCCTCGACTGTCATGATGAATTGAAGACTTTTCGCTTTCTTATCTTCCTCTTTCTCTGCGTCTTTTTCCTTCTTGGACTTTTTCACGTCGCTCTTTTCCTTCTTCGCGTTCGTGATTACATCCCATTCCAGCAATTTTTCAAGCCAATTTCCATAATTGTCGATACCACGGTCGAAGAAAATATTGAACTCGACGCTTTTCAGTGGCGGTCCCATGCGGTTTTTTATCACCGTACATTTTGTCTTCACACCAACGACATTTTTGTCAGCAGTCTTGATTTGTCCCACCGGCTTGAGCCGCAATCTAAGCGATGCGTGGTATGCGAGTGCTTTTCCTCCGCTGGTTGTCCACGGGTCTCCGAGACCAACAAACCCAATTTTTTGGCGAAGTTGATTTGCAAATATTAGACATACTCGTTGCTTTGCAATCAATTGTGTAATTTTTCGCATTGCCTTGCTGGTGATGATAGCTTTACCTGTGGCGTATCCATCTACACCGTGGTCCGCCGCCATTTCTTTCAACGTAGACGTGGCCGCGATGCTATCCACAATAATCGTCACTAATCTGTTTTTATTCGCCTTGCGGACTCCCACAATAATTTGCTCAATTGAGTCGAATATGTGTTCTAGGATATTCATGTTTACAATCATCAAGTTTCCCTTGCTGACGTCTACACCAATTCCGGCCAACCAATTTCTTTCAATTGCGCATTCGGTGTCAAATAAAACAGCCATTCCGCCTTTTTGTTGGGTAGCTTTTATTATATGAGCGGCCATCAAACTCTTTCCAGAGCCTTCGAGGCCAGTCAATTCGGTTATTCTGCCGACTGGGATTCCCGCATTTGGTCGATTTGCGATGGACAAATCCACTAAATCGTTTCCGGTTGTAATCCAATCCGTCACTTGCGAGGCGTCTTCATCCTCGTCCAAGAAAAATGCTACCTTTTCTCCTTGGGCTTTGTTAATTGCCTCGGCTAAGACTTCACCAAGATTATCTTGTGAATCCATTTCCACCTCGACGCGTTTCTTCTTTTCAAGTTTTTCTAATTTTTCCATATATGTAAAAGGGTCAATATAAGATACGCCAGCATTGGCTGGCGCATCATTATATCATTTATTATCTATCAGTTAGACTAATTCAACTTTAAGAGTTGAACATGTCATCGAACTCTTGCTTTGCCGCAGTTGGCGATATCGGCGATTTCACCGATGCCTTTGTTGTGGAACTCACAATCACTGGTGCTTCACTATCGTCAACGATTGTTGGAATGGGAGCTTCTTCTCCGTCCGGATTTCCTTCGACGGAATTCACCCACGTATCCATGACTGCGGTCAATTCATCATACGACAGTTCTGGAAATAGTTCCACAATGTTTCGTTGATGCTTAACCTTCTCAAACAGAACCTTATCCGTCGATGCAAATGCCGGAGTTGTATTTCCCCTCGGACGAACAGTTGTTTCCGGGAAGCTCTTACCAGTCTCGGCAGCAGTCTTAAATTCTACAAGAATATCGCGACCAGTATTCAAATCGGTAATATCTCCGAAGTCGGAGTCATTCATGATATCAAGTACGGATTGATATACAGTCTTGCCCATTCCCCAGAATTTTACACCTTCATTTTCTTGTCCGCGCACTAGAATCGGCGCGTATGTTCTTGGTTTTGGGTCCAGCGCCCTAGCTTTGGTCCACTCTTCTTTGCTTGAACTATTCTTCTTAAGTTTGGTTGCAAACTCCACAATCGGGTCCGGTCGACCAAACGACGTAGGGCTCAAGTATGTCTTACCGTTTAAGTTGTAGTGAAACAATAATTCAACGAATGGAAATTCCGGACTGTGCGTATAAGGAAGAAATCTCACCGTGGTTTTTCCCGGAGTTGGCTTCCAGATGCTTGTCGATTTGTTCGAATTTGCTTTCATGCTCTCCAAGCGAGCTTTAATTTTTGATATGTCTAATGCCATAGTATTTTTATTTATTAATGTTTAATGTTTAATTTAGCTAGTTAGTTTCAGTTACCAAATAGTTAATATCCGGTAATATGAACCAAGAATTGCAATTCGTCAATCTATAATAAGATTAATCTTTTTATTAATCAACCGTACTGCATTTCTCGGTTATTAATAAGTATCTAGACGCCAAAAAATCGAACAAAAAATCTCGTTTATAGTCGAGATATTGTTAACAATTTTGTGGGGGTGACGCGGAATTTTCCTCCGCTTGTGGATATGAAAGAGTTTCTGTATTGTTCCCAGTCTACTTGATATTCTCGACCAGACATTCCGCCGGTCTCTGATCTAATCAATTCGTTGAGTGCATTGATAGAATATATTACGTTATATTCTTTTTTACGGTGCACTGACATCGTCCTTGGATAAAACTCAATTTTTCCACGTTTTGCATTGAACGTTAAAAATATGTCATTAAAATCTAATGTGCTCTGTAATACATACACGGCATTTTCGGGTATATCGTAATATTGAACTAACGCACGAACCTCCTGCAAATATGTTTGATATGTAGCAAACGTACACAACAACTGTGTGTCATATTCACGCATTATGCACCATTCTTTTGAGCAAATATTTTAAATTCTTCCCGGTCCACGTTCTTTATTGGAACAATTTCACCGGTCATTCCGACGACCGCCGAAGCTTCTCCCATAGGATTTCTCCATTCTCCGTACGGAACAGAGGTCCAACCTTTTTGTTGGGCGAATTTGGCCGACAGTGCAACATAATCTGGGGCGGAAGGTGTTGGGATTGTCCCGGCACCAACGGCGGAAGTTGCGCCCGGAGTCGCGCCAGATGCCCCACCAGATGCCCCGCCGTTGCCTGTGGGAGCGTTTTTGGTTACATCCGGTGGGATTGTATCAGAAACTCCCGAATTTGCCCCAGAACTCGCTGGTTTTTGTGCCGGTTGCACGACCGCTGGTTTATCAGATGGAGCGGACCCTATATTTGCCGGTTGTTTTTCTGTTGCCGGTTCTTTTGCTGGGGTTGTTGGCCGGGTTGTTGGCGGGGTGGCTCCGCCTTGCGGGGCGGTTGGCTCTGTCGCGCTTGGTCCTTGTTGGTTGGTGCGCTTTTGCTTGCCTCGTTTCTTATAATAAAGATTCATTCCGCCCTGTCCGTGAGTTGGGTCCGACTCAAAATGAGTTCCTTTCTGAATTGCTGCCTTTTTATATTCAATCGACGGAAATGTTACCAACCAGCCTTCTTTGTTAAATGCTTGGCGTTCCGGAAACTTTCCCTCGTTTTTTAGCATCATCGCTTCAACGCCCTCCATGACAGTTAATTCATCCATTCCTCTGTCAATCATACATTCCATCAATACCACAATGTGGACTGGGTCGTATATGTCTAATATGCCGGAGTTAATTCTATCGTCTATTCCTGCCTCGGTTATAATATTGTCTATAAAAGTATTCACGGGTTTCTCTATAATTATATAAACACTTTGAGTTTTATACCTTTTGACAGACGATTGAACACAAAATAATTAAAAAACTCCTCTTTTTTTACATAAAAAGCGTCTTTTCCGAGCTTGTTTACTACCACAATACCTTCGGTATAATGAATCATGGGCAATAACTCGGCAGTAATCGTTGTACAAGATATCGCCTTGGTGAAATATGAAATCTGTTTCAGGGTTGGAATAGTTATATGTTCAAGTGTGTCCGTCACTCGACTTAAAGTCACTTTCCTCGGTTTATTGCTTTCCATTTCTCGTAGAACTTCCGGACCGTTTTCTATCTTAGCTATGATAACCTTACCATCTATGTGCAGTTTTGCGTAATTTATTGGAGCATCAACCTCGACTTGATTTAGTCGTTTTCCTACAAGTTCTAGCCCAGAGAATACGGTTGTTCCCATTTCTTCCTCGTTTAAATTATCTATAAAATCACAAACATAATCTTTTTCATCCTGACTTGCGGGTCTTCCCTCAAATTTGTGGTCGTCCGTTATAACACTCTTTAGGTAATTTCTGGCATTTTCGTTTTTCTCTAAAATGTGAGTGAGAGCACGCAGCGCCTTTGTGAACATCAAATTTTTGTATCCGTGGATTGACGCGTTCTCTAATTTTATATTTGACCCATCATCCAGAGCCTTTACATCGACAGTTTTGTTTCCGGGTAAAATTAAATCTCCTATATTACTTCCCCCGGAAATGCAACCTCGGAGCAAAAATACAAACGGTATTTCACCGAAATGCAAATTCTTTTTCCTCGAAAGTGAATTTATATAATCAATAATCTCGGAATATTTTGCGTTGTTGTATTCCGCGACCGCCGCTTCCACCGATTCGCAACTATTATACAATTCAGCAAAGCTTGGATTTTTCTTCAATATTTCAATTAACCTCGGTATAACTTCAATGTCAATTTTCTTAAAGTTGTTTCCGACCTCCGAGATTATGTCATTTACCATATTATTAAATATCAAGAAATTTTGATATGCTGCATATCCTTGTAAGATTTTCCAACATAGACCTTAACCGGAAATTTTTCTTGTTCCATAATATTCTTAATTTTACGTATTGTGTCTATTTTATCTTCCTTGTGGACATCGAACAAAATGCTGTCGTATGTATATAATATCGCCTTGGTCTTTTTTGATTCTAAATTATCCAATAATTCTCCCAGAACATCTACTGCCATTTCCGTCTCGAATGCTTGTAATATATAGTTGAATAACTTATTGGGAGTTGCGTCTTCAATATGGCACGCCCTAATCTCGCGTCGGTACTTTGGGGTTTCTATATACCCATTCTCCTCGAAAAATTTCCAGCGGTGGTTTATATATTCTTGAATTTTTGCAAATAGCGGGATGTGCAGAAATTTTTCACTTAGTCCACCATATATCTGGGTGAATGTAAATCCTTTGGCTACTGCAATATCTTCTTCGTTGATTTCCTCTTTGTTGAAATAATACCTCGCCAAGTATTCGTAGGGATTCACCGAAACATCCATCGGGAAATTGACAAGGTGCGCAATCAATCTTGGATGGAATGCGCTATAATCCATCATTATTAATGTGCCCTCATTTCCATATCTGGATACGAAACATTCTCGGCTGTTATCGGATTTATTTAGTGCCGCATAATTGATTCCACCAAACCGGTTGCTTGGTCTTCCGGTCGATGTCAACAAATTATATTGAGAATATATTATTCCATTTTTTATATGTTTTTCTTGCTCGTTTCCAAATTCGTCCACGAAATCGTCGGTAACATACAATCCATTGGACTCCAACCTAGCAAAACAGTTGGTCATTTTATTATTGACGAACATGAGTCCCGGTTCGTCTACCATAGAAATATTCAATGGAAGGGCTCGTTTAACTTTGTCAGAAAAAAGACGTGCGTGTTTGAATAACGGAATACACTTATTTGTATCAGGTAAATTCCGAAATATTGAATTTATGAAACGGTGAGAATTAGTCGTAGCATCGTCATCATCTTCGGTCCCGGTGCTAAGATATCTCAATAGTCGTATATCTAGTAGACCGCAATCTTCTCCAAACAGTTGCGTTACGCTTTTTTTGTCGAACGTATATTTCCTTTGGATTGATGTGGAAAGTGCTCGGCGAATGATATCGAATATCCCCGGCAAAGGAGAAGACTCGTTGTGCTCTATTGGAACACACCACTCCGTGTCCGATGACAGAAAATAGAAAAACAACAAACTTGCACGATTATTCAGATAATGCTTCTGCCCATCTACACACACTACGTCCAATACCAATTGGTCGGTACTTATGTTGGCTGTTAGCAAGGATAAATCAAATGTACTTTCTACAATAGTCACTTAACCAACACTAACCAATAGACTCGATCTGTCAACCAAATTAGTATCCGCGCCAATATTCCAACGGATTCTGCAATAACCTAGACAAGTCAAGTTCTTGTTCTTTTTTTATTCGGTCAATCTCGAATAAATTTTGTTGCGATACTCCTATAATATTAACCATGGAGCTAGACCTGATCGTATCTTTAATTCCCGTAATTCTCCAATTCAAATACACAATTTTGTACAATATTGTATTGATGCTTTTTGCGTCTTCGGGGCGAATTTCCATCAATATATTCTCGTTAACTTTTTTTATAAAAACCCGCGTGAAATATCCATTATTATAATCACTATCCTTTGGATGTGGTTTATTTGTCGAGGGGGATATGCCAGTCAATTTCCCGGAGCTTCCTCCATATTCCGCAGCTATAGCATCATTGTATTTCATTATTTAAAAATTGTCAACGGTCTGGCTTGTGCCGAAATTTCCGTAATCCATATCTTGTTTTCTATTCTTTGGGATACATTGGAAACTTGCCATACTGCCCGGTCATATCCATATGAACTTGGCACGTGGTCCAACGTGAATTGGGCCAGATACCGCACTCCACCAATTCCCAGTAGTTCCATTTTAAACGTAGTCCCCGGCATAGGACTGTTGTTGGTATATATGGATTTTTTGTTTTTAATATCCAACAGTATGGATTTCATGAATGTTGAATCTAATTCGCACAGTATATATTGCTTAACAGCATCTCCCTTGCCCGTCGTGTAAGTATAAAAATTGCTATTATCTGCCAATAGTCTCTTATATTTTGATTGTGTTGAATTTGGGTTATTTTGTTCGCTGTTTGCCGGAGTGATTTTGGTGTATACTGCTCGGTCGAACATTCTATCGCCGCGTGATAATTTACTATACACTATATTCTTTGGGTCATAGTTGGCAGTACCATATCCGGTGGGTAGAGTTTTTTTGCCGCTGCTGCTCTGCATTATCATTTGATTTGACATTTCAGGAGCCATTTTTATTTCCAAATTTGCGGATTTCATATATGCTGAACTTACTGCGCCAACTGAAATTCTTTGTAAAGTCTCCGCCAATTCTTTCGTAGTTATAGAAGTAAAATTTACATCGATTACGGAGTACTTAGTATTATCTACGGTATGTGGGATTAATTTCAATTGTGATATATCGCACACCGAATTTGAAATGTGCTGCAACAAATCTTCTATGAGAGTTCGAACATTGTCATTCTTCGAGACGAGCGATTTAAATAATTCGACGGATACATAAATATCTTCCAAATACCCCCAATATCCAGCGTCAACTTTGCCCGGTCCGATATTTGGGACATAATCGGAATATACCGGAAATGACCTACCCTCCGGATTAATTATCTCATGTAAATTATCATAAGTGTCATCGAATTTATTCTCCTCTATGAAAGCCTTTATTGTTGGAAACAGCGTATAGTAAGCGCCTTCTGGCTTCCCTCCTTGTGTGCCAGTTCCCCCGATAGACTGTATACTCCTCAGTGTTGCCGCGTCTCTCGGTCCCTGTACTTCTCGAATTGTCCCCACGCCACCAATTCCTCCCATATTAATCGGGGAAATCGCGATCTTTCTGGCGGATTCCTCGGTAACAAATCTTGGCGCAATTTGGTTTGGTATCAATATGTTTTTACTGGTGGATTTTAATGCCGGGTGTGCACACATTACCACTCCGGAAATATCGAGAGAGTTTCCCTTGACATTGGTATCCTTATCGTCTGGGTCAAGAAATTGTATTTCAAAAAACCGATTTATTATATCAACGATTAAATCCATTCTAAACCACACTTTAGAATCGGCGTTGGCGGAATCAAACCATCCGGCGTCTCCGCTTTTAAATATTCTTCCACGGGTAGATACTTTGATATCATTGGAAACGTCGCGAATTTGTCTGGCCGTGGTTACTCCACCAATCCCGCCCATATTAACAACAGAAAATTCGGGCACGGCGGTCTTCTTATTCTTTATGCCCAAATTATCTATGTCTTCATACACAAATTCCACAAAGTCTTTCAACTTTATGGAGCCGCTGCTATTGGTAGGGTTGGTCGCCGCCGAATTTTTTCCGTGGTATGATTGTCCACTGATGAATCGGTTTGCATTTGTTATGCTGGTGAAACAATTATATCCACCGGCTGCGTCAAGAGTATATCCATAGTCATTTATACGCCCCATAGCCAAATCGTAATTTCCCTTGGATTGTTTAATCCATTTATAAGTGTAGTCAGGGTCTCCACTATATATTTTATACAACCAATCAATATCTTGCAAATCTACCAAAGATTCATTACTATAATTATTCCATCCCCATTCGACCAATAAAGTTATGTTCGGGGTCAGAAAGTACGGAGTCAAATACTCCAATTGCTCTAACGAGTAACATTTCCATGTTATTTTAGTTGTTCTACACAGCGCATTGAAACTACTGTTTGTTCCGCCGGAAAACTCGGTCTCTACCGAAACTATACTTGGGGGTGGTCTATGCGGAAAATCATTGCCAGTATATTCTCCTACCCCGCCGACCGCCAAAATTTCGTGTGGATTGCCAACCGCGTCCACGCCTATAGTTATGCGGCGGTTTTTAAATCCATAGCTAGCGTCGAATCCATTTGTTCCGCCCATTACAAATCCCTCTAGATTCGGTGCCGCGCCACTTATTCCATTGGAAAATACTCTAGTCCACGCAGTTCTTGGTCCACTGTATGGCTTACCGTCGGTTAAATTTGGATTGAAATCATATTCACCCGCTCTGTTATTCAGTTCAGTTTTAATCCATTCGTCTAATGGGTGCAGCCCCCATGGAAATATTTTAGTGTCGGCCATAATTTTTATAACAATTATATTCCATTTTCGCGCTTGAAATTGCTAACAATTAAGTCTATATTTTTTGGTATTCTTATTTGCTCTCCGGTTGGAGCCTTTAGTGTAGCTTTTATACCATTGGCCTGTGCAATTACCCACCAAAGCGTAACATCGTTGTAAAATTTAAACGCAAGGCTGTCCAAGAAATCTGTGTCGGTTGCGTAAATGTATATGTCATTGGCTCCAATTGGAATTTTTGGATATCTCGTTGTACTATATACCCTCTTACCATCATAGCGAGCAAATACATTTCTACCATTTGGATTATATCTATTCATTTTTATAGTGGAGAATTAAACCCGAAATGTTCGTTGGTGACCAAAGATTTTTGCTTTTCTAGAAGTTTCATGGAAACTGAGATGTCGACTTTCATTGGAAGTTGTCTCGATGCTTCGCCTTTTATAGTTATTCTTTTGGTTGGGCTTGCACTGTATGAATAATCTTCCCCGCGATATGTTTCCCAATTTGCGTCGTCGGGTATGTTTATGCTAACCGAAAATATCACACACGGTTGGTCGTAATACATATCACCAAGCCGCAATGTTACCATCGGAGGATAAATGAATCTACCTTCATTGCCAGTTGTATTTTCACTCAAATCTCCCGTGTTTATTGCAGGTTCGGTATATTTGCTCGGCCTAGTCAGTCCGACCAAGTAATTAATTCTTTTCCACATAGGAACAAGTTCTTGTAAGCTGTTGGCGTATACCGTAAAAGAAAACGCCGTTTCGCGAGAGAACCCTTTATATAGGTACAATTTGTCAGCGCGACCCATGTAATTAATGTCTTCCCATTCCGCGGAATTTTGTTCGTTTACACTCGACACAGTTGCTCTGAATGGAATATAAATTTGATTTATTAAATCATAAAAATAGAAGAATATAATATCCCTAGACTTGGCTTTATTGGTTCCAAATCTGCCCTGTGTTAGTTCTCGTGGTTCTTCTTCCCGAGAACCGCTCAATACTCCTAGCGCATTATACCTATCTTCACTATCCTCATAAGTATTGTATATGGAAAATTCTGGAGTATAACCGCCCGGTTCTTTTTTTAATCCTCTGGATTTTGCAAACCAGTTTGCCTCTTCAATTGTAGCACTCGCCCCGAACATATCTGTGTATGTACCTCGGGAACTTCCTTTGCCCGGAATTTGCATATAAGTTGGATATGATACACCGTTGGCATCTTTCACTTCGGTATATCTTTCCGCCGATTTCCTAAATTGCGGGGCTTCATTTTTATACGAATCTATGGTCTTCTCCATATTCTCGTGCAACTTTTTTAAATTATTTATTTGTATAGTAACAACGTTGCCAGTTATCTCCGACGTTGTATCTCCAACTGCGTCGTTTGTTATTTTTGGAGTCGATGCATATATCATCGATGTATCTTCCGGGTCTTTCCTTCCGGGATAATAACGATGGAAATTTTTTACGGTGTCGACCCCGGTGGTTTTTGCGGTACCAGCCCCCGAAATTTTATCATTGTAGAATATAGCACTGGCACGATGGGGAGTGGTCAAGAATCCCGACTTGTCGTCAAGAAATGCGTAGTATGCGCCGTCCTGACCAGTTGGATATTCTGGTCTATACTCCCATTTTAATGTATCACTTCCAAATCGGTATGGATTTGTACTTGGAATCAATCGGGTCAATCTACCAATAAGTGCTTTGCCCATATTTTCCAAGAATCCCCCGCCGCCACCCTTGGATGCACCGGACACCCACAAACTAGAAAATTTACTGCTGGCATTGGCCCCAGTATCAAATCTTATCATTCCATATTTCGCGCCTCCCAATTCTCCCGCGTATTTGGAATAAGGAAGCACGCCATTCTTTCCAGTTGCAGTTCCGTCAATCGTCGCCTGTTTTCCTCCGCTGGTCTCCATACCAATTGTACTCTTCAATGAGTCTAAGAAAAAATTCAATATTCCACCGCTCGTCTCAAGATGGCGTATTGGATAATCTATCAACCCCAACGAGCCCGGTTTGGCTGTTGCTTTAATTAGGCTGATTGGATTATATATCCGAGTTTCATTGAATGCATTTGTATTTTGCAACAAATACTGAGTGCCAATATATAAAATTCCATTTCCACTCGCCGCAAACTTTCCAACTCGTTGCAAATCTCGAACGGTAGAACCAATTGGAAATGCTTGACTGTCATACTTTGTAAGATTCTTTATTGTATTTGAATCGGTAAGTTTTGTATATACAAACGGCTGACTGAATCCTATTCCGTTGCTGGACCCATCATACGGAGAGTACTTATTATATATTTCGTTGGATTTTGCCGAAAACGCAGCAAGTCGTTTATCAGAAGTACTTCTGACAATCGGGCTCAAATTGTTTGGTGGCGTAAAATCTGTTAACATATACTATAAATATTACCGTTACGACCTTCTTGCACTTCTACTCGATAGCTTGTCTAGGTCTACCGATGCCACAATTTTACCATCCACCATCATGCCAATTAATGTATCAAATTTGGCCTCAAGTGCGGATGTGTCAAATGTAACTGCACCAGTCTGTTTTGTTTCCTTCGTTGTTGTTGCACCAGTCGCGCTCGATATCGCAGAAAGTTTATTTAAATTTTCGGTATTTACGGATTTCAGTTGGTCATTCAATTTTCCAATAGAATCTGCCAGTTTTACAATTGCATCCGAGAAAGAATTCACGGACGAGAACGAACCGACGGCGATTCCTATATCTTTAATAGAATTTGCAACCGGTTGCAGTTTATCTCCGATTGATGCTAGGCGTTCCATCTTTGAAATTGGATCTCCGCCAAGAAAAGTGCCAACGAAAGACCCAAGCCCCGCTGCCGCGCTACCGTAACCGAACGCGGTAAATGCGACACCGAGTGCACCAATCCCAACCGCGGTGCTAATCAAATTTACATTTTTCAATTTTTCTATTGGTCCGATGGCGGACTTAATTCCCCGTGCAAAATATTGAACGCCCTTTCCCGCAGACATCGCCGCAACTCCGAATGGAATCAACGCAACTCCCAATGCCGCAATTGCGAGGGCTCCCAACAATATCGGCTTAACGAACACTCCCATTATACCGGCTGATATAGCTAGCGCACCAAGTGCTGCTCCGCCCTTTGCTACGGAAGCCCAATCAATGTCAGTAAATTGTTTTAGCGCGTACACCAACGGCAGGATAGAAACTCCGAGCGCGGCAATCGCCAATGCGCCCATGAATACTTTACGTGTAGCAAGTCTCTCAACACCTTGCGCGATACCTTTAAATATCAATGTAATACTTTTTGATATTCCGCCGACTAGCCCAGATATAGCATTGCCAATTCCTTTACCAAGATTTGCTATGCCCTTTCCGATGTTGGTCAAAAATTGCATCGCCCGCGCTCCGCTCTGTGCAGCCTTTCCGACTTTGGCGTCTGGTTTCACGTCAGGTATAACGCCCGCCGCTTTTGGTTGCATCGGTTCGATAAAATCTCTCTTTTCGAACATGGATTTTATAGATTTGATTGGCGACGACATAAATTTAAATGCCGATCCAATTCCACCCTTCAATTTTCCCAACATTCCGGATATACCACTGCTTCCAAAGAATAATAATGCAATCAATCCGGCGCTTCCGGCTATGCCTTTAATCCAATTTTCAGCACCGCCAAATGTATCTTTAAATATTTTACTAACCGACTCAATACCCTCACCAACCCATTGGAAATATTCACCAAACGATTTAATTGCATCGACTGCCAAATTAATCGGAAATACCAACACTTTAAATGCGAACGCAATTCCTTTAATAATCCACGCAACTCCACGCAACACAGGCAATAAAATACTAACTATTGGAGTTATAATAGGCTCTAATATGTCTCCAATAGACACCAAAACGGCTTGAAGCATATCAGTCATCCGGGTTAACAACCCTTGCATCTGTTGTTGGCGTATTGCTCGCTCGCCTTCTATCAATAATCCAGCATTGGACAAATCGTTCTGGGCTTCCAATGTTTTTAGTGCCTTTTCTTGGTCTGCCAATTTTTCTCGCTCTTCTTTTGTGCCACTAAATCTAATTTTTTCGCGCTGAGACTCGATTGCCATCATCTTACTCAAGTCTTTCAATTCCATTCCGGATGCTTTAGCTAGAGATTGTCTTTGATAAACATCGAGCGCATTAAAATCTCCGATGGATTTTACGGTCTCCAAAATGGCTTCTGTGGATTTTGCTATATTTCCTTCATATGCATACTGTCTTGCTTTTTGGAAACTTATATCTCTTCCCAACAATGCACCCGCTTCCATTTCGTCAGTTATACTAGAACTGTAGTCGAGTAGCCTTTTTTGAGTTGCCGCCAGCTTGTTCAAATCGGTACCAAACATTCTTGCTGATATAGCCGACTTCATCAATACATTTGGATTTGCTCCCAGCAATGCCAGAGTTTCTTCCGACACATTTGCTATATCGTGCATCACCAATTGAAAAGGAACCCCGATTTTGCCAGAGAAGCTTGCCCCAACCTTCATTATGTTCATTGCCACTGTCTGGCTTACTCCACCCAATCCCTGAAATGTTGCCAACACACTGGCTGAATCTTCCTCAGAAACGTTTAGGTTGGCTTTCATCAATGCGATATTTTGCATTGCTTCCTTTGTCACGAGCGAGGTTCTACCAAAAACATCCGTTAACGCCTTGGCCGACTTGTATGCTGCCTCTATGGTGACTCCCATATCAGCGAATTCCACGTTCAAGCTCTCTACATTTTTTCTAACGTTTGCCATCTGGTCTGCCGTGTACCCAGTCTCACGTCTGAAACTTTCTGCTGTCTGGTCCAACAACACAAATCGACGCAATCCTTCTTCTATTAGCAAATTTATCAGCAAGAACCTTTTTGGTACAGTTTTCAGAGAGGATACAAAAGTTTGCATCTTACCAGATATTCCACCGAAAATCGCAAGAATGTCCTTTGATGAATCTTTTAAGTGTGCGATATATCCGGAAGATAATTTAATTTGCTTGGACATATCTTTCTGATATTCCAGTTGCCTTCTGGCGATATTTTCTCCCTCGATGGCGAGTTTTATATTATCTTCGTTCAATTGCAGTAGCCCCGCAGTTAAGCTATTACTCTCTCTCGAATTCCGCGATATCCCCTCATTTATTTCGGCTATTTCACTATCAGTCTGTGCTATTTCTCGTAACATGGATACTTGTTGTACCATCAGTCTACCAGTTTGTCCCCAATAATCTTCACCGGCACTACTTGCCCGAGTTATTTTTTCTTGAACGTCTTTAAGTTTTTCAGCTAATGCAAGTTTTTTCTTTTCCGCGAAATAAGAATCTTCTGACAATGCAACTCTATCTTGTTGGTTTTTCGTTATTTCCGACATCTTGTTTTCTACCGCCAACTGATTCAGCTTATGTGTATAAATATCTTGTTCTAGCTGACTTAAAATTTTCTCACCACCAATCTCGTTACTTTGTAATTGAATTCTTTTCAATTTTGCCGCTATTAAGTTAGACTCGGCGGAGTCCGTTCTTTGCTCCATCTCATTCAAAAGCAAAGTCCTCGCTTTTGTATCTTTGAGTATTTCCTTGGAGAAATTCCTCATTTCTTTCATACTACCGATACCAGAATTTAAATTTTTGTTTATTCTTTCAAATTGTTTGGCAATGTTCTTGGCAATGCTCTCCATCTCCAACATTTCCTTGTTTCCACGCAAAGAAAGCTTGGCGATTGCTGATTCTAAATCTTTTGGGTCTATTAGGTCTTTTGCCATTGTCTATGTGTTATATTATAAATATTATAGCACATTAACTTTTGATGGTGGGAGGTCGAGCAATCTTGTTGCTTGTGTCTCCGTCGTTTGTGGATTTTTGCGCATCCGATTCTGCTTTTTTGGCATCCACCAATTTTTTCATATAAAAACTTCGCAAACTGGTTGGCATTTTATATACTCCATCCTGAGTAAATGCCCCGTTACTATAATAACACAAATCAAATATTTCAGAATGCATCGTCATCTTGGACTCTGGTCTGATTCCAAATATATTTGCATTTATATCCATCTTGGATATTCTTGGTATGCGACATGTCGGGCAAGTGATTGTGATGTCATTCACATATCCCGGAGTGTTGTTTTTATAATAATTTCGAAATGATATACTATCTGACACAGACAACTCATAGTCATAGAAATCCGATATGTTATCTACACCATCAATTTCCAGTGTAATATGCTTCGCAAACGCCAACCAACCTAACTTTTCGTATATATCATTATCAAGACACGTTCCCAACCTAAACTTTATTTTCTTTTCACATCTTTCAAATAGATATTCAATTTCGTTCACTCCTCTAGTATAGTTGGAAAAGTTGAAAGGAATAGACCTGAATCCGAATGATATGTCATGGTCAAATTCAGCATCGCACTTTTCACATCCGGTTTTTACACTCGTATGCATTCCGTAATTCGCGATTCGAACGTTCAATAGAATAGAATGCTTATCACATTCCAATAGACTGTCGTAGTCGATCCCACCGGCCACGATTTTATTCAAAAACTCTCGGTCTAGAAGTCCCCGCTTTATTAAATTGGCATTTCCAAGCAATTCCTCATACTCCGCCGTGATTGGAAGAATATTGACTTTTCCGCTAGATAATGCCGACCCACTTGGATAAAAATATCCCTCTGATGCCAAATCTATGATTTCAGAATGTAGGTTCACGCCTCATTCTATTAGTTTTCTGCTGTGCTCGGCCAGAAGAAACTTGGTCCCAATGGAATATATAGTTTTTCCGAATGTTCACATTCGGGGCAAACGAAATTAAACGACATGTCTATATCCGGCGTGCTTTCGCGGATAAATCTGCGCAAGGCCAGACTGTCAATCGCTGTCAATTGGTCATCAACAAAGTTTTTAACTTTTACTCTGTTAGATTCGCCATCAATGGTCTTGATGGTGTATTTTAATTTCGTGGTAACTTCCGGTATGGTTGCGGCGTTTCCAAATTTTACAATAGCTTTAATTTCCGCTGAAATATCAGCATCGTCCTTTACGGTAGTTAAACTAAATCCAATCACTCGTCCGGATTTTGGTAGAGTAAATGTCAGACGATTTTCTCCCTTGGTTATTCCGTCAAGCTTGAATTCCTTTACTCCTATTGTATTCAAATCGAACCGCACCGTGGATTCTACTTCGCACGCGGGACATTTAATCTTTGGGCTATAAATTTCTCCATATGCACTTTTTCTCGCCGCAATATACAGCGCATTTTGGTCGCCTATTAACAAATCGCCCACGGATACATTCGGGGTAGCAATCAAAGCTTTCAAGAATTCGTCAAGAACAGTGCCTTTCTTTAATAAGGTGGTGTTGCTCAAAATATCTTCATGTCGAGCGGTAACTTGATAAATATCAACCGTACCCTTGGACAGTGGATGACTCTCCGGATAGAAATATCCTTTTGACGGTAGAGTTACCGTTTCAATTGGCTGATTAGACTTTTGTGCTACCGGAGTTGATTTCGAGATTGGAATAATTGTGTCTGCCATAATATGTTTGTTATCCATATATATGGATTACAAAAAGTTTTCGTATATATTTGAGCATAAAAAAAGAGATTGTTGTTGGCAATCTCTTTTTCGTTTGTTATAAAAACTAAATTATTTAGCCATAATGGTCTTACCAGTCGCATTCTTTGCGGTGAAAAGATTCAATGTAGCGTTAGCTGGCAGTTTGTCATCGAAGAACATATTTTCCATATTCTCGTACATTGAACCCACAGACTTATCGAGCGGCAAATCCGGAAGTTCGGTGCGGTAAAGATTCGTTTCCATATTATCACTACTAATCTTACCAGAAGGCAAACGAAAATTAAATTGTCCGATAGACTTTCCGTCCAATGTAACTTTGACCTTTGAGTTTGGTTTTCCTTCCGGTGGAACTCCCATATTTAGGTCTTCCTCCTCGCCGTCGTCCGACGAATCGGCCGAGGACTGAGCGGCAACGGTCTGTGGAGATAATATCGACGACCCGCTTCCCGCTACAGTTGATGGCGGAGTTTTTGGGGCGACTGTCCCCAATTTCTTTTGAGTCTGTGCAGAGGGTGCCATGATTGGCGTTCCATCCGGTACAACCTGAGTAACTTTCTTTGTTACTGGGTCTTTTAATTCGAATGCTCCCACTAGCCGATATCCTGTGGGAGATGTTGGGTCGGACTTACGACGGTCCGGACTTACGGAAGCGTCGAGGATTCCAGTTGCGGCATCAAATTTGGATGGACGCTTTGCCATTTCTTCAACTCGTCGTTGTTCGAGTGCTTCGCGAATCATGCCTAGAATATCTTCTTTTACAATCTTGGGAGTCGCCGGTTTCTTAACTACCGGGAGTTTTTTACCTTCTTCTTTTTCTTTTGGTTCTGTGACAATAGTCAATTTTTTATCATCAACCACCATCTCCGTATTTTCGGCCTTATCGGAAGTTTCTTCAAACCCAGATAGAGCTTCCGACTCTTCTAAACTTTCGCGTTTAGAAGAATATATTTCTGTCACTATACTCTTAATCAACAATTTAAGATCTGATTTTTTCATATGTTTCTATGTTATTAAATTACCCGCCAGAGTCAACCAAATACCATAATTTGGCTTCTGGGCAATATATAGCCTCCTGAGTTCCATCTGTATTCAGTCTTGCGGTATACCACATTTTATTTTTATTTTGGTCGTACTTTTGTTTGTCTTCCGGGCTACTTGACCAACCGTTGGCATATCCCAAAGATTGCCATCCTTGTTCAATTGGTGCGCCTTGGGAATTAACTGGGATGGAGGTTCCATCTTTCCACTTATGAGTTTTGCTCGGTGTCTCAGTTTCTTGTAATGGTAATTGCGCGGCGGATATCTGCCCAGTTGCTTTTGCTTTCCTCGCTGCGGTCTCTGCGTCTCTGGCGACTTTATCTTGAGAGGTTCCGATACGTTCCTCGGCCTTATTGACGTGAAGTTGAGCCCGGGTTTTTGCACTTAAAGTGCTGGCATCCAACTTTGCAATCTTTGCTAAATTTTTTTCTTTATCCTTTTGAGCTTTCACCAATTCACTCTGGGATTTTTGCAGTTTTTTGTCCTCCGGGGACGGTGCCTGTGTTGGCGCTCCCATCTGTGTGAGCATGTTCTCCAACTCATTTAGCCCGATTTTGTGTTCCGCCAATTTACGTTTTACAATATTGGTTATAATTTCTGATAGTTGTGATTTATTCATGGTCTGTATACTACTCTTACTCCCGAGTTTTGACCGGTGTGGTCAGCAGCGGTGTTCATTTCGACTTGAATTCTTGGGTTAAATGACGCATAAAATCCAAACATAGTTAAAAACCAATCTGATTGATTTACAATTTTATTTGGTGGAAACACTGCAAAATAATCTAAACAATACCTCTTTTCTTCGGCTACGAATGTAACTGTGTCTCCGATATTAAAAGTAGGAACACTTGAATTTATTTTTTCCGGTCCTAAATTATCCATCATAAATCCGCCGATTCTGATTGGAACAACGTCAATATTGTAATCTGTGAATGACATTTTTTATTTATTTTCCCAAGCCATCCACATTTCATTCATCTTTTTATGACCCCGTTTCTTAGCATAAAAAATTTTCCACATTGTGGCATACGCTTTATCCTCATCTCCATCGTATTGACTCAGTAATTTATCATGCAGTTTCTCTGGAAACCCCGGAGGAGATTTTTCCTGTAACATATCTTCTTCTGCAACACCGAGGGGTGCAAATTCATCAATTGCGTCTTTAATAGTTTCCCGTATAAATTTCTTTAATTCATCGTGTTTCATATTAAGTTTCCTTTTGGATTTTTATGTCGTGATTTTTTTCTAAATCTGATAATATATCTTTTCTACATTTTTCTGCACAATCCATATCTTTTGCTTCAATCTGAATGTTAATATATAAGCAAGGATTTTTTTCTCCGGGAGAAGTAATATATGAACTAACAACTCTATTCAATTTTTGTTTTGTTTCTGACTTATTCCTCACTTCTTTTATAACCTCTTTTATTAAAGATTTTAATTCAAATTTATTCATTTTAAGTTGTTATTATTTTTAGTATATATAAATATAACTTATTTTATTTTTAATGCTAGTTAACTGAATTTATTTAGTTGCTGTCGTTATAACTCAAGTATTGTACACAGTGTTATATACTTCCGTCAAGTCCAAAATGAATATAAGAAAGAATTAGCGTAAAAGTTCAAATCTTCCTTCTTTCATAACACTGTCTATCATGTGACACTTAGCTCCATTTCTGTGGTCAGTAATTCGGTTATCAGCATAGTTGTATGTGCGGACCTTATCTCCGCGACCAGCGCCGCTATAATTAGTAGAATTACCCGACTTGGACGAAAACTGCTTTATTTTACCCGCCAAACACAGTCTGGCAGTTCTTCGATTGGCTTGCTGACTTCGTCCGTTAATGAAAACTTCCAACCCAGTTGGGATGTGTTTCAGTCGCACTGCACTTGACGTTTTGTTCTGGTGTTGTCCACCGTTTCCATGTCCTCGTTGGAATGATTCTTCCAAATCAGATTCCTTCATTTCATTGTTCTGTTGCAGTAACCTCGTTACGGTCACGGCAACGTAAGATGTATGTTTCCTACCACCTCGGTCGTTCTTTGGAATGCGTTGTACACAATGCGTCCCAGTCTCGGAATCAAACAAAGATTCAGCTTTCATATCCGAACACACAAAACTGAATTTGCTGGGTCCGGTTTCTTCCAACTCAGCTTCCAGTCCATTTTTTTCCATGAACGCCAGATAAGCTATGAACAGTTGCTCGGTGAATAATTTTGAATCATCCCCGCCCTCGCCAGAAATTACTTCAACCAACACACCTCTCGCGTCAAAGTGACCCCCAAGAGCTAGCAGAGCCTCCCGATGGGTTGCCCGAGTTATTCGAGTAATATGTTGTTTGTGTCTTCATAGCGAATATAAGTATGCGGATAATTTTGTATATGTCAATAAAAAATCCCCTATTTTCATAGGGGACTTGAAACTTATTCTTCTTATTATATCAATATTGAAGTATCGCGTAGTCGTAAGTGAGCGTCATGTTGATGGTCAGAGCTTCTTGTGCGCTCCAATCAAGTCCCGTGCCATTGAAATTGACTGTTGATGGGAATGCGCCCTTCAATTGCCAATTTTCGATTTTATCGCCGACCGGACCCAATACAACGATATTGACATCCTTTTTATAGAATGCCGCATAGCCGTTACGACCGGTCACGGATTCGTGAGCAAGACGCACCCATTCCATACAGGCTTGAGCGCCGGACGGAACAATAGCGTCATACAGTGTCACTTCAACGTCGGACCATTCACTTTTTCCCTTGAGCTTGCGCTTCAAGTTGATGTGGTCTAGGGTAATTGAGTTGTTTACAATAGTTGGACGCGCCGCCGCTTTGATAAGATATGCGGGAATTCCGTCTATCTCGATAATAAAGCGGTTTTGAACTTTTGGTTCATACGCTGTAAAAAATATAGAATTTGCATCTAGTAGTTCTGCCATGGTGTTATATAGGGTTAATTGTTTGGTTATTCATTTCTGCCTGCGTAATCGCATCGTATTATAAATAATAATTAAACAAAAAATATGTTGACATTATCAAAAAAACATATACTGTTTTATTGCTTACGAACCTTATGGCCAGACCAAAGAACCCAAATAATACATTGCACAAGATTTGCCCGACCTGCAAATCGGAATTTACGTGCGAAAAACGGAAAGAGAAAATGTATTGTTCTCGCGTCTGCGCATGTAACTCTCCGGAGGTAAAAGAGAAAAATAAACTCGGAGTTGCTAAAACTTTCGACGCTAGATATGGTGGACATGCTATGAAAACCGACGCGGTCAAGGAGAATTACAAAGCCGCGATGATGGCAACACACGGCGTGGAATGGGCCGGTGGGATGCCAGACCACGTAGAAAAAGTTAAAAAAACCCTTGCCGCTCGTTATGGTGACGAAAATTACAATAACCCGACACAAATGAAATCCACCATGATAGAAAAATATGGGGTTGATAATTACAGAAAATCCAAAGAGTACGAAGAAAAATACAAAAAGACATGTGCTATAAAATATGGAGTTGCACATGCGTCAAAATCGAGTGAATTTAAAGATGCACATAAAATAACGATGTTCAAAAAGTTTGTGTCGTCCGAGCGGTTCAAACATTTTGTTCCGTTATTTAACATAGAAGATTATTTTGGAGTAAAGACTGTTTCCTCCACAATGACATATTCATTTAAATGTAATAGATGCAATAGAGAAGAAGCACACAGTCTTAATAATGGAGCAACTATAAAATGTTCTAAGTGCGACAAAACTATGTCGGACTTTCAGTCGAGTATATTTGAATTTATCAAGACACTGGTCCCGGATGACCCCGTGATACCCAACGATAGAACCACATTATTTCCCAGAGAAATAGATATATATTTACCAAATCAAAAGATTGGTATAGAATGTAATGGACTTTACTGGCATACTGAAATATCCGGTGGAAAAAATAGAAATTACCATCTCAACAAGACCAACGGGGCAGCATTCAAAGGAATACGCTTAATACATATATTTGAAAACGAATGGAATCATTCACAGGAAGTGGTCAAGTCCGTGCTCAGAAATATATTGATAAAGGGTAATATAAAAATTCACGCACGAAAATGTGAAATACGAGATATATCATCTCAAGAAAAAAAGGAATTTCTGGCAAGAAATCACATCCAAGGAAACGACCATGCCACAATAAAACTTGGAATGTATTTCAATAAAGAGTTGATGTCGGTCATGACATTTGTAAAATCCAGATTCGATACGGCAGTTGAGTGGGAAATGAGCAGATTTTGTTCTAAGTTGGGTCACACCGTCATAGGTGGAAGCTCTCGCCTGTTTTCTCATTTTGTAAAAAAACACAACCCTAATTCGATTGTTACATACGGAGACCGGCGATACTTCTCGGGTGAAGTGTATTTAAAGTTGGGATTCAATTTCGTTTCTACGACTCCCCCCGGATATTATTACACAGTGGATGGATATTCTACCCTGTCCGGGAGACAGGGGTGGCAGAAACACAAACTTGCCAACAAACTCCTTTCGTTTGACCCCGCCTTGTCGGAATGGGAAAATATGAAAATGAACGGGTTCGACCGGATTTGGGATTGTGGGCATTCGAAGTGGGTGTGGAAAAAGTGTTGACGCGGACAAGAAACCTATTACAACCATACCATGAGCAATCAAATCACCGAACAGCAATTATCAGACGCAATTAAACAAAACGTTTTATCTATTGCGTTCAAGTGTGTGTTCACCGTGCCGGATTTAGAGTTACCGGAAAAGATTGATGCTGGTATAAAGTTGTTCATGGGCGAGTTTATCAAAGCCGTACCATTCAAAAACTTCACCTCGACGGTGGAAGTAGATAATGTGAAAATTGTAGTGAAAATCGTGGTCAACCACATCGACGAAAAACATAACCCAACGCGAGTTGAATCTGTGCTTCCGATGGAAATTATACCAGTTAATTCGCGATAACTATTGACACGAGATAAAAAGTCTGTATAGTTGTGCCTAATATGAAACATATTCCATATCCCTCTATCGAACAGTTTAGAAACGCGATTCACAAGGTCGGTTGCAAAGCCAGACATGCCGGTATTGATGTTAATGGTGACCCCGTGTACGATCACACTAAAGTCTTACCAGTACTGACTTATGAAGGCACGGTTAAGTTGCATGGTACTAACGCAGCCATCTGTACAAATGTTTTATCCGGAGAAGTTTGGTTCCAAAGCCGGGAAAATGTCATTGCCCTTGAAAAAGATAATGCAGGGTTTGTTCGCCACTTTGAGGGAAAATTTGTCAGAAAGTTGTTTTCTTTAATCGAACCCGCGAGCGAAGACTATGCCGTATTTGGTGAGTGGTGCGGAGGAAACATTCAACCCAACGTTGGGATTGCAAAGCTATCCAAACGATTTGTTGTTTTTGGAGTGTTGGCTGACGATAAGTGGCTTGGAAAAGAAGCCATCAGTAAGGTAAAAGACGAAACCATTGGTGTTTACAACATTTACGATTATCCGTGTGAAACCATTGAAATCGACTTCAACAAGCCAGAAATTTCTCAGAACAAACTTTCCGAATTGACCATTAAGGTTGAGGAGTCCTGCCCTGTGGCAAAAGCTATGGGAGTTGACGGTATCGGCGAAGGCATTGTATGGAAGTGTGTCTCCGAAGGCTGGGAATCGCCAGAATTTTACTTCAAAGTGAAAGGCGAACTCCACTCGAAATCGAAGGTTATTACTCTAAAGCCGATTGATTTGGAGAAACTTGATAAAGCCACCACTTTGGCAGTCAAGGTTACTCCCGAGTGGCGGCTAGCGCAAATGTTAGACAAGGCGTGTGATCTAATGAACGGAGGAAAAATCGACCGAAGCAAAGTTGGGGACTTCATCAAACTTGTCACCGACGATGTAACCAAAGAGGAAACCCACACTATCAAGGAAGCCGGGGTTGACGCGAAAGATATAAGCGGACATATCGCAAAGATTGCTCGCAACTACTTCTTTGAGAGAGAAAAGGTCCAGTAATCAGTTTCATACGCTGTCTAATATGAACATATTTAACATAGAAAGAACTTTCACAGAAAAAGCAAAAAGACGTTGGCAGAAAATCTTCATAGCTGTTGATGTACATGATGTTATTTTAGAGGGTAAATATAATTTGAATAACGATGGTGCTGGTTATATGCCCAACTGTATCAAGGTTTTACAACAGTGGAGCAAGCGTGAAGATATATCACTGATTCTATGGACAAGTAGTCATGTTGGTCCTGCCAGTAAAGTGTTGGATAATCTTGAAAAACATAATATAAATTTTAAACATGTAAATTGCAATCCAGAATGTGCAAATGATGCGTTGTGCGACTTTAGTAAAAAGTTTTATGCCAACGTAATTTTGGATGATAAGGCCGGATTTGATGGACCGAACGGAGATTGGTTTCTTATTGAGAAAGAATTGAAGCGAATTGGCGAGTGGAAAGAATAAATATGAGCTATACAAATCATAGCGGTGGATGTGCAGGTTCTGACATGGAATGGGAAAACCAAGGAATACCATATGGCGTAAAAACTATTGCATATTCTTTTGGCAATCATGTACAGTACGGTAAAAATCAATGTAAATTGACGCAGGAACAGTTGAATGAGGGATACGAAAAATGTAAAATTGCGGCTGAAACATTGAAACGACCTTGGAAATATATCGAAAATAAACCATATGTAAAAAACTTGATGGCAAGAAATTGGTTTCAGGTCAAGGGTGCAGATTGTGTATTTGCGGTTGGCAAGTTTGTAAAAAATTCAACCGCACTTGTAGATGGTGGAACTGGCTGGGCAGTGCAAATGGCAGTCGATAATTACGTTCCAATATACTTATTTGAGCAAAATGTCAATAGCTGGTTTGGCTTTGACTATTGTACAGATATAGATGGAGCACAACGCGAAAGACAGTTTATTCCATGCTTGTATCCTCCCACACTAACGAAAAATTTTGCTGGGATTGGAACGCGAGAAATTAACGAAAACGGAAAGCGTGCAATTACGGAGATTTATAAGCACACTTTTTCCCAGTGATTTCTTTTACAGATGCGCTTTTGTCGTATAGTCGAATTGCGCTATCTTTAATTTTATCCAAAAACCCCTTGGCTCTTAACATTTTAAACACGATGTTCTCTTCGGATAGTTCTCCGGAAGAATCCAACCCAGCTTGTCTGAATTTATAAAGTTTATCTAGTAGAGACTTAAGACCGGCTTCATCGTTAGAACTGATCAACGAGTTGATTTTGTTTTTGTATTCTTTATACTTCTTTTTGATTAACCCCACATTAAAATTCGGTTTTTCTTTAACTGGTGGAATCAACCATTTATCAGATAGCACAGAATATTCCGACGCAGACGTTGGTGTATATTCCACATCTTGCACATAAAGTTCAACGTCATGCCCCTTCATTGTTATGTTGTGAGTTTCATTCCACGGACGTTTGATGGCGTCAAATAATGTTTGAGCGTCCTCTTTTGACATATTCAACGTAGAATAGTCTGCGACAATATGTAAATCTATGTCGGAATACTGCGTCCAGTTATAATTTGTTATTGAACCTATAATAACAACATCTGTCGCTTTGATTTCTATTTCGTTGTTTAGTTTTAACTCTTTGATGAAATCCTGTGCAATTTTTAACAAGGATTTTCTTACTTCTCGGTTCAATTTTATTTGTCCGCTTTCGGCCACCCAAAGTTTTGGGCACAAGGTATCTCGATATAGTGGGTAATTCATTAGTTGGAATCTTAGATAAATGTCTTTAATTTGACTATACTACTTGCCGCATCTTTATGTTTTATAGCTACGCGATGTATGGATGGATTGTCCCACGCATCTATATTCTTTTGAGTATCATCTACGAGCAAGTGGGTCACACGTTTTCCAGTATGTGGTATGATATATTCGGGCTTCTTTATTCCCGCCGAAGCAATAATCACTTTTACATTTGGGTCGATGTGTTTGTGCGCCCATTCCGTTTTTTGCTGTATAATTTTTGCACCTTGACCCGCGCTCAACAAAACTGGCTGTGGATTTTTGAAATTTTGCTTGATGTAATCCCACAATATTTTTGCATCTGGCATTGGTTCCAACTCTATCCAAAATGTTGGTTTACTTGCAATTAGTTTCCAAAAGGAGCCCTTTCCATTTTTTGCTTCATATTCTTTTGGACTCAATCCACCCGAAAGTTCCTTGAATCCTTTTTCCATATCTGCAAGCACTCCATCCATATCCACGTAGCATTGAACTTGAAGCGGATTTTCATTTCCTTCCATTTCTTCTTTTAATAAGTGCTTTAACAATATATGCATATCTTATAAATATCATGATTTTGTTGAATGCACAAGTTTTTTCTTTGAGTTTTCCCAAACTATTTCAACACCATAACCGGCCAACATCAACTTATCTGTTTTAATGGCATCCTTGTCCCATTTTTCTTTTGCTGTCATGCGCAAAGACTTATTATAATAATCCGGTTGACATTTTGATGGATTGCAATGCCAATAATCACCGTAACATTCTATTGCTTTTTTTAACGATGGTATGTATATATCCACCGAACATCTTGCATCTTTTAGATATTCTTCCAACCGCGCGTCTGGATATTCTAATAAAACAAGATCATAAGTTTGTTTTTGAAACTTAGATATGCGTTTTCCGTTTGATAATATAGCAGATGGGCTATCAAAATAGCACGCTGTTCCGTATTTTCTCATACAAGTATTTGCAGCTTTTTCCGGGTTGTTGTATTTATAATTTCCGTATTTTTCTAGCTTGGTTTTTGATATTTTCAATCGAGACTTTTTTGAATTCATTGGATTGTTTGTTAAAAATATGTTTCTGCACATCTCTTTGTGCTCATTGGATTTCACATTACATTCATTTGAACAATATTGCTGCAATTTTCCAG